ACATTGCAGAGCACATAGTGTATGGATGGCAGGAAGAGCCGAAACCAGAACCGGCTTTCCAACCAAATGATTATGAATACAGTACATACGACTTCAATGTCCGGCAAGAGAGTGACTTACCTTTTGACGGAGAAGACAACGGATGTCCTTTTTAAAAATAAAAAACATGGAAGAAAAGATTTATGAATTTGACCCACAGGTATATCCAATGAAACTGTGGGTTATGAAAAAGCCAGATTTTGAAACAGTACAGAAGACATTCTGCTCAATGGGAGAAGAAGATGAATTGTACGAGTTTGAATCTAAACAGTTGACGTTCGGTTCTCACACAACTATGAGAGTGTTTCCGGTAGTTAAAAAAGAGACAAATCAGTGGGGTGTATTAGCTGTTTTTGGAAATCCAAAGTATTTTAAGACAAGTATTTTAGCACATGAAGCATCTCATATTTGCGATTGGCTTTTTGAACTGATTGGAATTAATCGTGGGAAGTTTGATGATGGTGAACCTGCGGCTTATTTCAGCCAATGGGTATTTGAACAATTGTATAACGTAAAGAAAGGGAAAGTATGAAACAGACAGTAGAAGAAGCAGCAAAAAGCATGGCTTACAATAAGATGCCAGATTGGGGCGGATTGCCAGCAGTGGCGAAGAAATATTTTATAAAAGGTGCAGAGTGGCAGAAGGAGCAATCTCCGTGGATAAGCGTGGAATGTAAATATCCCTCTTATGATAAATCATCTTCGCTAAATAAACGAGAAAGGTATATTGTCCGTGTGATAAGTGGAAGTGCAAAACAAGATATTACCTACACTCTTGCTTGGCTTACTGGAAGAAATCGTTTTAATGTAGAAATGGATTGGGTAAAAGTGACTCACTGGATGCCTATTCCTTCTTTCGATGAAATACTGGAAGCCAACAGAGACGTTTTAGAACGAATGAAAAATAAAGGAGACTAAAGTATGCAGAAAATAGATATAACAGGAAATAAATATGGTAGATTAACATTAAACAAATCAGTAATAATGGAAAAGACATATAATGCCCAGCAGGCTATAATTGCTCAAAGAGAATACTTGAAAAAATTAGCTCAAAACAACCCAGGTGATTGGATGGCTGATAATTTTTCAAAAGGAATAGGGTTTGCTCCGTCTAATGGCGTTTGTTACCATTGTAACAAACAAATTTATTCCCAAGGCGGAATATCAGTCGAGAGAGCAAGCACAGAACTCACTACCGGTTGCCCATTTTGTCATACTTCATACGTTGATTAAAAATAAGGCAACTATATCTAATTTAAAATACAAATAGTATGGAATGTAAATGTATGAATTGTATGCTTAATATCCTAAGCAGGGACATTAAGGAAAGTACTCAAAAGATGTGTGAGTGCATCCGGTGCGAAATGGGTTCTGTAGCATGTGCTATAAATGACCTTAACGACACCCAGTATAAAATTTATGCTTCTCTGGCTTCGGTAAATCCGATGGCGGTAGCGGCTGAATATCCAGAAGAAACAGAATATGCAGTGATATATCATACCAGCAGAGTCGTATTTCTTGAAATGCTGAATCCTGAAATGGTAGTTTTGTTCAAACAACCGATTGGGATTGATAAACCGACCTATTTCCAAGACGGAAGTAACTACGGTCATGTAATTACGTTTGGAGACAAGGATACACTGGCAATGTCTGACCAATTAGTTAACAACTATCCGTACCCGGCTCTGTATGTAGGAAACTACATAATCTTGAATCCAACCCAGCAAACATTGGATGACTTTAAGAATGGAAACTTATAAAACTCATGAATATGGAAACAGTAGAAGAAAAAGTAATCAAAATTATCCAAGGAAAACTACCAGAAAGTCGTAAAAACATATCTTTGGAAGACCGGATATATGACGATATAGACATTGACTCACTGGATTGCTGCGAAATCTGTATGGAAATCGAAGCGGAGTATGGAATAAAGGAATTTACCATTGATGGAGGACTGTTTAACCCGTCCGTCCAAGAAATTGTAAACCAAGTGAAAAGTCATATTGAAAACAAACCTTCCGGCTTAGAACTGATAGCAAAGGAATGGGAAAGACTGACTGGAACCGGCTATTATACAACATACGAAAAGGAAACAGCGATTAATGGAGTAATGTCCTTTGATGCTTCTCGTATGGCACTCCCAACCGGATATGAGATAATTAAAAACGATGAATATGTTCCACAGTGGTACACCACTGAAATACGTATTCAAGAACTTGCCAAAGCCGGAGCACTCATTGCTGCGGAAATCGACAGGCTAAACAAATTGGAGGAAAAGAAATGAGAGAATTAGGTAAAGACGTAGCCATTGAATACGCCAAAGATTCAGCCATATATGCAAGACATATTCTAAAAGAAGTCAATGACAAAAACTATGAAAGTTATGTTACACAACATACAAAATCTTTCATGTATGGCGTAAGATGGGCTTTAAACGGATGGCACAATGTAGAGTGTAAAATGCCGGAACAAGTGTTGGAATGCCATGCGGATGAAATAGATTTAGGAGATGGGGAAAAAGGATGGTATTTGATATACACGGACGATGTATTAGTCCTATTAGCGGATTGTACTATTAGGCGAGCCAGAAGAGATATAACTCCAAATGGTAATTGGTACTGGAATTTCCCTGTAGATAGAGTAAAAGACATTTTGTATTGGAGGGAAATACCATGAATGAAGACTTCAAGAAAGACCTAAAAGCTCTTTTGCAGAAATATGACGTATCATGTGGAGTGAACTACTACGAATTTGCCGGAGAACTATTTCCAGATGGAATCATATTTGAATCAACCGATGCAAAAGAAGTATTGTTCCTCATTGAAGCGAATTCTTTTGATGCGGAAGATATAAAATTGGAAGAAGAGTAATAAACGAGCCGGGAGAAACAAACTTCCGGCTTTTTTATGACCTAACAAATCAGAAAGTACCGTATATATCAACCAATTACATAAAAAAACCTGCCCAAATCTCACGACTTAGACAGGAACGATCTTTTTAATATACAAAATCAACATGCAATACAAAGCTACTTTCACAAGCGGTTTCAGTACGAGTTTGAAATAATGTTTACGGATGAAAAATCAATCACTTAGTGAATAGAATAACGACTGCAAAGATACAAACTATATCCTAAAAACAAAGAAAAAAAGAAGGAAATCACAGCAAAAGCCACAATTCCCTTCCAAATACTAACATTTTAAACAAAAATGAAAATACCAATAAACTAATAATTTAAAATCAACTAAGTCATTCGCTAACGACAGGTCTACATTTCTACATCGGCAAAGATACTATCTTTTTCCATACAACCACTGCTCAAAGCGTTAAATTTGCACAATGCTTGCCGTTTTCCAGTGTATTCCCATGCCCAAACGCCAAATGCCTTGCTTGTCGGATAGCTTACACAGTCAAAATAAGTGTTCTCTTTCCGCTTAAACACCTCATAACTCACCGTGCTGGTCTCTACGTGAGTCTTCTTGTAGATATAAGCTGCCGGACACTTCTCAAACAGTTCAAACGAGTAGCCTTTCACCTCGCCACGACCCTCAAACTTCTCTTCTAACTCTTTCATTTCTCTTTATTTTCTGGTTCTACTTCTACAAAAATAACATCGTTGCCATCACTACGCTCGGAGGAAAAACATTCCCCTACAATATCAGATGATGAATAACAACCTCCACATTCAAAGAAGAAACATCCAACACAACGGTCGTCTGAACATTCAGTTCCAAGGTTTTTACTTTTTACGCACTTCAAACGCTTCAATCCGTACTGGAATTCCTCATCCAATGCAAACTCCGTCTTCGGCACAGCAGGCTTCTCTACTTTACCTATCTCCACAAAGATTACATCTCTATGGTCACGTCGATTCGCACTGGAACAAGCACCAAAAACTAAAGGTTTAACACATCCGGGGAAACTGTCCCCTGTATTAAAAACACAATCCTCACACGTTAAACCAAGATGGCACTCGTAAATAACTCCCTTATAGGGAAATCTAACTCCCAATTTAATGTCTTTAAATTCTTTCTCTTCTTCCATAATAAAATCCAATTTAAAAGTTTATAATACGTATCGCTGTTTTTTCAATTCTAATCCAAAAGGCAAGGAAATGTTCATCTTCACAAAGAAAATAGAAAATAACCCATATACGGGGTAGCAAATTTCAGAAGTATTCAACCATTTCTATTCACAACCACGACGCAAAGATAGAAATTTAAAACGAAATACAAGCAAATTCAAAAAGAAATATTTGGCAAACGACAAAAATAAAGCCGAAAACCAGAATTACGTCCTCGAAACGCACCGGTGTGTTTACCATTCAGCCATTAAATGATTGATTTACAGCCGAAGTCGGAATTCCGACAACGGAAACAACATATTCAAAAACATATAAACAGGGGAAATAGGCAGCACGAAGAAATAAAAAAATAAAAAAATAAAAATGAGGGAAGAGGTAGCCTCCCCTTCACCCGTCGAAAATGGGGGACACCCCACCAAAGAAGGTAGGCACGGACTAGCCACCCCAATTTTTGTGCCCGAAAATAGGCTTATTTATTTCTCTGAGACGCTTTCTTTCTGTTTGTGATAGATTGCATATCATTGATGTAATAACTCCAAAAAACGCCATTAGAATACGTCTAATACATTCGTTTCGTGTTCTAGGCACTTATATAAGCTGTTTATAGGTCTGCAAAGAGGCGTTAATCATTGATGTAAGCTATAAAAAGATGTTTTTCGGGTGTTTTTTTTGTTTTTCCTTTCCCTTTTGCAAGATGGCAGGCGCATATTATACCTATCTACCTTTCACCAAACCTTTTTTTCTAGTATGTTTTTTCTCTATTCCTACATTTCCCTTTTATCCCATTCTGTTTTTTTTAGGTTATTGATATTTCCTTTCTTCTTTCTTTCTTTGTTTCTTCTTCTTCTGTTTGTTGTTTCTTTCTTTGTAGTCTTATGTGTTGTAGTGTTGTAGTCACATACAACACTAGTAAACTATTCAAGTATCGCTGTTTGTTTTTCGTTTTCTTTACACCGCCTTATATGTGTGTATATAATATATATATACTAGTGTATATGTGTATATGATTAACCGTATATATACACTGCACATACTATATACGATATACTCGTAATATATTACTAGCGTAATATATATACTCATATATCGTATATAGATGTGGTGTATATACACTTTATGGTATCACGCATGCGGGCGTGATGTTATTGCCTATTGGCGTGTGTAGGCTGTAGTATATCGTAAAAAGGTGTAACTATGATTTGTAGTTTCTTAACTATGTGCTTTGTGTGAAGTACGATAGATTCGTGTATATTTGTGTTAACCCAATAGTTGTTATAAGACGATATATTAAATAGATGTTAAGATATTAGGTTGTTATTTGCCAATTAGCAAATTATTAGTACCTTTGCAATGTCGGGAAGAGATAACAAGTTCTACTACTGATAGCGTTCTTTTAACCAGTTGTTAATACTCTATCACAAAGATAGCCTGTAAGTATTCATACTACACACATGCACAGCATGTTAAGCAAGTGTAGTTATTGATATACTCCATCTCTATACAGCGTTATCTTTTCGGTTAGCAACGGACTGAGAGTTCTTATACTTTTTGGTGTACGCATGAAAATTGAGGCATAACAGTCTCCAAAAGTAAATAAGACGTATAGGCAAGCATCTATCAAACTTGGTTAATATCAGTGCTTGCAAGGATAAGGATAATAAACCTTTGATGCGCTTACCCTGTTAATTGATAGGTAGGGAGGAAAGCGAAATCAGACCGACGAAAGTAGCTATAATTTATTGATAACAACCAATACCACATAACAAACAATACTACAGAGATGGCGAAATCTTTGCAAGTTGTTTGCTTCACTTTTCAAAAGAAATCAAGAAAAAAGATAAGTATCCATATATAAACGTAATTTTCCGTTATTGTATTAGCGATAATATGATAAACGGTTGTCTTATATATTGGCTTATCTTTTCTCTTTAATGTAGCCTAAATGTTCCACGTGAAACAATTTAGAACGTTACAAGCCGTTGCAAATACAGAGTAAAGAGATAAAAGATAATAATCATGAAAAAAGAAATTAAAAGAGAAAACTGGTCTGGTTTAAGTGACAAAGAAGTAACACTAATAAACTTATTCGGAATAGGTTTATCAATTGGGTTAATGATATTATTAGTATTAATATTAAAATAGCATAAGTTATGAAAACTTTAAAGCAATTACAAGTAGAACATGTAGCAAACATATTGCTTGCTGCAATGAATGAAAAAGTTTCAGAAATGGAATTTATCATTAAAGATATTATAGATAGTAATTACCCGTTTTGTAAAGGGCGTAAAATGTTGAAAGAAGGTATTGAAAGATACTGCATTATTAGCAATAGGCTATATGATTTGTGTATTAAATATCCTACTTATGAAAGCTATAAATACAATATAAATGATATTGAAAACCTTGGAAAAAGATTTTCTATTGTGAGAGACTTTTACTATAATACTAATAAATAATAATAGCTATGTACAAAGTAATCGTAACAACAGCAAAGGGGAAAACTTCTGTTTATAAGACAAAAAGAAGTAATGAGATATTATTCGGAGACCTTTCTTATCATTTTATTTGCAGACATAAGAACCACCCTGTTTTTAACCAATTTTATTACGGTGACAAAGGTATAATAATGGGAACGGAAACTTATAACCGTATTATTAATTTAGAAAAGCAATACGATAAAATTCCAGTCGCTGATATGTTAGGCGCAAAGGTGGAATATTTTCCAATAGACGGGAGAACTAAACGTGCAAAACGTCTGCCTTATTTTAATGTCGAATGTTTAATTGATTAATAGAAAGGAATACACCTATGAAGATGGGAAACAAGCAAGTAGTAAAACTTTTAAAATTGAAACACTATGAGAACAAAAGTACAAATATCAGATTTTAGCTTTATCAAAAAAGGGTACGGCTTGTATAGAGTTATCTATGAAAGTCCAGTAACCGGGAAATGTTGGTCTACTATGATTAACGACATGACATTGATAGACGCAACGCTAAATGCAGACGAACCGACCGCAAAGGACTTAAATATGTTAAAATGGTTTTGCAAAAACAAATAAGAAAGGGTATAATAATGATAGAAAAGAATATAACAGAATTAATAAAAGGAGAAATATTTGTTTACAAAAGCGTTGGTGTTAATCACCAATTTAGGTGTACCTTTGACCGAATAGAATATATTAGCGGTTATCCTGTATTATATGGAGTATTAAGTACTGGAATTCAGTATGAACATCCGCTTTCAGTCCAAGAATTAAAAAATGAAAAAGTAATAATAGTATAATATGATGGAAACTATTAATTTTAATATTTCTCATGGGTACGGTTCGGAGAAACTTGTAGAACTTGCAAAAAGCAAACAAAGTGACATTTATATTAACTTTGCTTATACTGACTATGGAGGTGATTTTTTTGATAGAATAGCAATTGCCTATTTTAAAGAAAATCACCCGGATAATATAGTATATGAGAACACTTATTTTAACGGTGAGAACGCTTATATTTTTGGCGAAATAGCCAAAGAGTTTAAAGAAGAAACCGACAATTATTTATTAGGTTTTGAAAGCATAGAAGAATATTACTTTGAGAAAGAACGAGAAATGTTAGATGCTTTGTATCTATTCTTGTTTGAGGAATACAACGAACGTATATGTACTAACCGTGATAATTTTATAGAGTTTTTGCGGAATAACTTTACAAATGAATGTTCTTACAATGTTATGTCTACTATGGTGGATTATTCACCGTCTGACGTGGAAAAATTACTAATTGAAAACAATTTAATAACATCCTATTGATATGAAACTGAATGAATTTCTTTCGGCTGTAAGCGTGATAATTACGTTGTTAGCTTTGTATGTGATTATTTATATTTGTCACTAATAAAGAAAGGGGAAACGAAATGAAAGCAAGGTTTTTACAAGCAATAGAAAAAAGAGATGCGCTAAACAACCGTCTTTTTTCTGAAACTGAGATGCGCGGTTTATCCAAAGTTGAAAAGCAATTTATCCGCAATAACAAATATAAAGCGCATGTAGTACAAGATAGCATAAATAGCCTTATAAAAGGTACATACTACTTGTTTATTGAACGTAACAGAATGGGGAAAAAGCAATTGTATGCTTATCATAAGAAACAAGTGCTTTGCCCGAATAAGAAAGATATTTGTCCGAACGCATATAACTATGAATGTTGGTTGACTTTTAACAGTAATGAAAATTACTGGAAATTTGACCTACTAAACTATGAGAGGCGTTTTTGCATCCTACCTAATACGATAACATTAATATTTGCATAACTTATTAAATTGAAACAATATGAAAACAAGAACAAATAAAGAAATTATAGATAATGCTTATAAGGCAGGCGTTATAAGTGAAAAAGATATTCTTTTATTAAAGAGACGATTAAATAACAAATCGTTTGGAGATGTTAGGATAGTAAACGAAATTAAAGTTAGTGAGGAACAAAAAGAAAAGGGCTTAAAATGGCTACGAAATTTATATGTTTCTCCCACTGGAAAGATACGTAAAAATAACCCTTTTGGATGGCGGGAAATAACCATACTTGAATGTTCAAATGATAAATTGGAGGCTTATTTAACAGGTTTCTTTAGTATAGGTAATTTTTATAAATCATATATACCTATATATAAATATACAGACGGTAAAAACTCATTTGCTTATTACGTATTCGGCAAAGAAATAAGAATATTTAATTAAAACAATTACAGCTATGGTAACATTTGTAAGAGTAAACAACGACATCAACGGAAACCCGCGTTATGTATGTCACTTTTCAGACCTTTTGAATAAGAATGAATATACTTCTGCATTAAACAAAGTTTCAATAGATGAGGCGTATAATTTAGCTTTGAAAAAAGCTAAAAAGATAGGAGGCAAGAAATATCATTGCAATGGTTTCGGTGGTGGTATCGTGTTTCAATCATATAACCTAATAGACTTAAATAACAAAATTGAAAACCTAAAAAACGAGTAATAACATGAAACGTACAAAGATAGTAAAACGAACGGTACAAGTTTGTCGTGTATATGGCAATAGAGTTTATTTTTTCAGTAAGTAACAATTAAATATATATAGATATGAAAACAATAAAAGATAAAATAGCATGCTATTTTAATGGAATAGTTGACATTAAAGAAATGAAAAACGGATATACAGTATATACTAAAAATATATCGGTAACAAATAGCACTATAAACCGAATAAAAGACGAACTAAACTGTAAAGACATCCGTATAAGTGTAGGAAAATCGTCTAATCTATTAATGTATGAGTTGTTTTTTGAAAAGATAACAGACCGGATTAAAACGTTTGATGATGCTTGGGAGTATTGCGGGAAACCCGAAATTCCCACGTTTACAGGTGAACAAAAACAGATTCGATATTTTCAAGCTATTTTTCAAATGTCTATCATTGTAAAAGCGTTGAACGAAGGTTGGGAACCCGATTGGGATAATGCAGACGAACCAAAGTACTCTCCTTACTTCAATATGTCTCCCGCTGGTTTTGCTCTTATTGGTTCTGGGCGTTCTACTACATTGGCAACTGCGGGCGGAGCGTCTAATTTTAGACTAAAAACAGCCGAACTTGCCGAATATTGCGGCAACCAATTCATTGATATATGGAAAATTATACAAGAAGGATTTTAAAATTAACAGCCATGAAAGAAATAAATATAAAATTACCCTTATACAAGCAAGCGTATGTATTAGCGGAAAACTTTAAAGAAATTGGAATAAAATGTGTATATAACCATGCGAATAAAAAGGTATATTTATCATTGTTGAATGCGCCTACTTTTGTCGTTGGCGAACCTATGCAAATGACTTTAAGAAGGTGTTTTAATTCATTGAAAGACGTAAGAGATAACTTTCAAGAATACGCGAATGGGTATAAAAAAATGTATAAGATTGTGTACTCTAATAACATTGAGATGTTGGAATTTTTAAATAAACAAAAATAATAACTAACTAAAACAATACGAGTATGAAAACTAATAAATCAATGAGAGAACTAAAGAAAATGTTTTCGTTTATGACTGAGGAAGAAATCAAGTATAAAAACGAAAACAATACATACAAGACGGAACGAGGTATCTTAAACTTTTTGGCAAAGATAAATACAGAGTATGAAAAACGTGCTACTATGCCAAAAGTGAAACGGCTAGAAATAGAAATAGTTTGGGTAAAAAATTCAACTTGGGGTGTTATTCCGCACGCTTCAATGAGGTGGGAAGACGCAAACGGATGGTATTATGAAGGAAATGCGGCTACGGCTTCCGGATGGGGATATGATAAGGAAAGTACTGTAGTTGCTGAATGTTTTAATAAAGTATGTTCCAGCATGTTGTGGAATAAAAGACGTTCACGAAAAAAAGTGCCGTATGGGATTTATCTTCGTGGTTATTTCCCATACTTTGAAGGTGGCGTAGGAATGAGTTGTTATTCTTCAATCGCTGCTTTTTTAGGTGGAAAGATGGAACATGTCGCATGTACTAAAACATACGATAAATACGTATTCACATTCAAATAAGTAACAATCATGGGGCAGTATAGAAACTATGCGTATCACAATTACGAGATAAGCAAAGAGCAATATAATTACTTGCTACCTGTTTATGGTAGGGGTGCTTATGAAAACGTAATGTTGAAAGAAAGTATTTATAATAATCCGATTATCATAGAACGTTCTGATAAATACATGTTTTGCGGGACACCGGAAGACTACAAAGACATGTTAGAAAGATGTAAGTATTTATAAACTATAATATAATAAGGTATGAGCAATTTTGTATCATGGCGAAGGGTTTCTACACAAAAACAAGGGCGTTCCGGTTTAGGTTTGGAAGCTCAAAAAGAAATTATTGATTACTTTGTTGAAAAAGACAAAGGAATACTTTTAGCTGACTATGTGGAAGTATATACAGGAACGGAACTGTCAAAATGCAAAGAATTAAGTAAGGCAATACAGTTTGCAAAAGAACATAATGCAAAATTAATCATAGCAAAAACAGACCGTTTCCGTAATACTTTGGAAGCCCTACAAATTTATGAAGAAATTGGAGACGGGAAAATTATCTTTTGTGACTTGCCATCAACAGATAAGTTTACGCTAACCTTGTTTTTTGCCTTGTCTGAGCGAGAAGCGTTGATAACAAGTATAAGGACTAAAGCGGCTTTAGCTGCAAAGAAAGCACGCGGAGAACAAACGGGTGGAACAAAAGAATTATGGGGAAAGAACACCGGAGCGAACAGAACAGATACGATTTCCACCATACAACAATCATCATCAACGAAACGAAAAGAAAACGCCCGAAACAACGTACATAACGCCCAATTTTGGACGTTTATACAGAAATGGATAAGTTGTAAAGGTGAACCTAATAACGCTCAAATTTGGGCGCAAATAGCGTCTGAATTGAATGACTATAATTTTAAAACGGCTACCGGGATGGAATATAATGCCGTCCGTGCAGCCGCTATGTATCGTAAACTAAAAAAGATAATGCCATGAACAATAATAATACAGAAGGGAAACAAGTAAATATTTACTTTAGAAAAGTTTACCCAAATGAACGATACCAACTTAAAAAATATTCTGTCATACATGACATGTTCAACAATACAGATAATGATTTATTTGTGATTGAATTTATAGATACAAAGATGATTCATCCAAAGACTTTGGAATTGCAAGTTAAAAGAAACGATTTATACAATATAAATATCAAATAATATGAAAACAAATTGGACTAAAATAACAACGGGAAAACCGAATGGAAGAGAAACAGTTCTTATATGTCATAACGGCATATTCTTTGTCGGATACATATACTATTCTATGAAACATTATTGGTGGGGGATGCTTGATTCATTTCCCGGAAAAGTAATTATTAAAGAAGACATATTAGTAGATGATAGCGATTTGTGGATGAATATTCCAGCTATAAACGAATAATAAAGAAAGGAGAACAACATGGAAATATTAGATTTTATGGGTAGTGTATTGATGGGAATTGCAGTGTTTGTTTGGTTGATATGCAACGCTTTTAAACAATTAACTAAATAGTAGGATATGAACGAAATAGACTTGAACGATACCGTTACTGTAGAACTCTCAGAATGGGGAGCTACATATCTAAATGCGATGAATACCTTTAATAAAATGATTTCTCCAATAGAAGCCCACCCGTTTTATAAGACTAACTATAAAGCGGGTGATATTTACAAAGACCAGCTTTGGCATTTAATATTAGATTTCAAAGATGGAGTTAGAATTGACAAAGAGAAACCATTTAACAAGTTAAAGAAAGTGATTGATTAATACTATAAAGGAAAGAACAAGAATATGGAAAAATTAAAATCAGACATTGAAATAATTGATTATCTTAATCGTTTAGACTGGATTACAAAAGTAATGGTATATCCCAGTGAAATTGTTGGGGAAATAAATAAAGAGACAACAACTATCGATAGAAAAGATTTAAACCAATTAAATGCTCTTATTGATAGTGATTACTACATACTGCTTAATAGTAGGTTAATTTGTATCGAACGATTTAATGTATAACTTAAAATAAAAGAACATGTTTATAGTAATTAAAAGTAAAGGAAAGAATATCCGGTTGAAAGCGGATTCTATTCAAGAGTATAGCGTAGACGGTAAATCAGTAGTAACCGGATGGTATTATTTAACTATTGTGATTCGTGGTAAAGAACGTAAATTCTGCTGGGACACGGAACGAGAGATGAAAAAATACGTTCAGTATTTGGATAACAAACTAAAAGTTGAAGTAATATGAAAACATTGAAACTTTGTATTCTTGCCGGAATATTGACGATAGCATCAGCTTGCCAACATGGAAATGTAACATCTGATTCAGAAGAACAAATTGAATATGATGTATTAGTAATTGACTCATGCGAATACATTTTAGTACAATCTGTGACGTATGGCGAACTTTATGTAACCTGTGTTACTCACAAAGGTAATTGTAAGTTCTGCAAAGAAAGGAGGAATAATGAAAAGATGGGAAGACCATTATAAGGCAAGAGTTGATAATCGGTTCTATCTTAGAAGTTTCATTATCAAATACAAACGGTTTTTAGACGAGATAATTATCAATATCAAATCAATGCCGGAAAAAGGTATCGTTTTCAAAGAAGAAGGTTGTGGAATAGGAACGGTTAGTCGTGCTTTAAATGTGGAGATATACGATTTATGTAAAGCATTGGGAGTTGCCAAAGAATCTTATAACTTTGATATCTCAAAAGTAATTTGCACCGACATAGATAGAGATATGCTCACCTTATGTTGTGAAAATACATATAAGATGGAAGAGGGTTTATTAAGTTCTATTCCTTTCGCTTATCTCAAAGAAGATATTCGGCAAGCAAAGTTCTTTGAATATCCTACAGTGGTGGTTACGCATGGAGTATTAGAACATTTTGAAGATGAAGACATTATAGCTATTATGGAAACATATAAAGACCGAAATGTTCGCTTTCATGCACATTATGTACCTACTGATAAGTATGAAAAGCCATCCTTCGGAGATGAACGGTTAATGCCTGTATCAAAATGGGTATCTTTAACAAATCCAGATTATTACATTGTGGATAATGCCGGATGTGATTTGTATTTATTCTTTAATAACAAACAATAATAGTATGGAAATTGAAAGATTAAAGATAGGAAAATCATTACCATGCCCATATGGAATGGTTAATGTAATAGGCATACCAAAAATGATTGATGGTTATCTTTGCCGACAATGTGTGTGCTACAAAGGGTGTGCTTCTGATACAGAAATTTTTTGCAGCTATAATTTGTATAATCCTTTATTGGATTCAACGTGCAAAGAACAAGTAGATGTTACAAAACTCTTGGCAGATAAATATGTGTTAGACCAAAATTTCAATGATAAATCATCAAATGAAGACTGGGAACAGTTTACAGCAAGAAAGATGAGAGATGCGTTTATGGCTGGCTATAAAGAAGGAAAGGAGAGCAAATAGTATGTTTATATTTATATCTATGCTTATATTGGGTATTATAGCGATGATTGCAGGTGCGTTAAATGTTTTTTGTTCCTGTAAAGGAGATAAACGAGGATTGTTTGGAATAATATTCGTAGCCGCAGGAGTATCTTTTGTAATATACTCTTTTAATGAAGAATTTCGAAAGGGTGTAGTTAAAGATTATCTACGAGGGAGAATAACTGTAACTTATCAAGATGTATATCAAGATTCTCTCATCATAAGGAGAGATACAATAATTAATTTTTAAAAAGTAAACATTATGGAATTAAAAGTAGAAAAAAGAAACGCTATCAAAGCGTGGAAAGAAGGAAATGCAGAAACAAAGAAAGCATTGGAAAACTTGTACGGAAAAGAAGTATTCAATCAGAAAATCACGGACATAGTGAAGACATTTGATGATGCGTATGAAATGGCTGGAAGACCGAGAATACCGGATTTCTGCGAATTCTCCGGTGCTGACCGTTCGTTTTTTGAACACATGTGGAAAATGTCTATCATCGTGAAAGCGTTGAACGAAGGTTGGGAACCCGACTGGGATAATGATAACGAACCAAAGTACTACCCTTACTTTTACATGTCCCCGTCTGGCTTCGCTTTCTCTGTTACGTGTAACGCCTTTACGCCTGCGGCTGCGGGTTGCGGCTCTCGTCTTCGTTTCCGAACGAGCGAATTAGCGAGATACGCGGGCGAACAGTTCTTGGATATCTGGGAGGCTATTCAATTAGGATAAAATGAGATAAAGGTATAGATTATGGAAGAAGAATGGAAAGATATTAAAGGATACGAGGGATTATATCAAATATCAAATTTAGGAAGAGTAAAATCGTTAGAGAGAAAAGCTAATCATGTTAGTGGAAAAAGAAATGTAACTGAACGATTTATCAAGCCTAATACATGTACATCTTATAAAAGTGTTTGTTTGAGTAAAAAAGGAATAGGTAAACGCTATCCAATACATAGATTAGTAGCTTTTCATTTTATTCCCAATCCTAATAATTATCCTTGCATAAATCACAAAGATTGTGATAAATATAACAATAAAGATACCAATTTAGAATGGTGTGATTATTCTTATAATCAAAAACATGCTTACTTCCATAATCTACGAAGTTCGCCAAATCTAAATAAATTTGGGAAAGAGAATCATACTTCTAAGAAAGTAGTGCAATATACTATTAATGGACATAAAATAGGTGAATATGGAAGTACCAGAGAAGCAGGAAGAATAACTGGTATAAATCAAAGTTGTATTTCAGCGTGTGCGAGAGGTAAAAGGAAAACATCAGGAGGATATATTTGGAAATATGAATAATTAAAAAACAATGAATATGGAAGCAAATTTACAAGCAAGAGTTGAAACAATTACGCCTGACATGGCAAGAGAGTATTTGAAATCCAACAGAATGAACAGACCGTTGAATGATAAAACGGTAAACTTCTATGCACAGGAAATGCGGGCAGGGAACTGGAAACTAAATGGAGAGGCTATTTGTTTCGCCAAGAATGGCGCATTGTTGAATGGTCAGCACAGATTGTCCGCCATTGTAAAAAGTGGGAGAGATATTCAAACGATGGTTATCCGTGGATGTGATGAAAGCGCATTTGTCATGTATGATAGCGGAAGGTTAAGACAAGGTTCAGATATCTTTGCTATTAAAGGTATAAATAACTATTCGTATGTTTCTTGTATTGCTACGAAAGTGTTGGCATTGAAACAAAACGCTACGATTATTTCTCAAAACAAAGACAAAGGGCGTAGTTTACCAAAGAAATATTCAAAAACTGAAATCTTGGGAGAATACTATACTTCACCGGGATTGTATCAAGAATTTTATTCTTTTATGAGGTCATTACATAACAAGTTCAAAATTATGCGTGTTATTGAAGCCGCTGCCATTGGTGTATTCTTGATAAAATGTAAAGGATATACAAAGAAGAGGGTTCAGAGATTTTTTGAATCTTTGTTTTTGGGAGAAAATATAGGTAACGAAACGATTATCACTTATCGGGAGAAAATAATCAGAGACCGTTTATCCTCTTCTGTTATGACTTCCGAAATGAAGCAACAACTTCTCATCAAAGCATGGAATTACTATGTAACTGGGAAGAGCCGGAAGTATCTAACTTGGGACAAAGAAAAAGAAGGTAAACTAACATTTATGTAAATGGAAAACAGAAGTATTCAAACACTATTAATGATTCTTTTCGTTTGTAGTGTTGTAGCAATGTTGATTACTACATATATTCTAATATTTTAGTAAAATGGGAAAAGAATTAGAACAATTTGCAAATGATTGTGCAAAGCTATGTCCGGCTATCGAACCGGACATAGTAAAAGCTGCTATAAAAGCCGGAGCAAGAATACAAAAGCAAGCGTGTATAGAAGCATTTCGGCATTTTGTGGAAGACTACTGCGCAGAAGCAGGATTTAAAGAAATCAGTCTAAATGCTGAACATTGCATAAAAATATTCAAAGAATTAAGTAACATATAAAACAAAAACAATATGAAATTTACAGTAGAACTTGACGAGTTTTGGATGGATGAAGATTCTGGAACACTGGACGAAAAATTGAAGGGTTATGTTATCCATGATGTTATCATGCAGATTAAAAGTGACATACGAGAAAAAATAGAGACTGAAATAAGTTTTCAGATAAAACAGCAATTGGAACACTGCATGTATGAGTATATTCAAAAAGAGGTGAAAGATTTTATCTCAGAAGGGAAAATACGTAAAAGTTCCTATAATAAGGAGGAAATTCTTATCAAAGATTGGATTAAAGAGAGGTTTACAGGAGATACAGGCTATAATAATCCAGAGCAGGTTATCAAATCATTAGCAAAAGATTTTGGCAAGGAAATGAAAGAACGCTATGATTTGCTGTTTGCTTCTCAACTGGTAGCCAAAATGAGCGAAACCGGACTACTGAAAGAGGACGTTGCAAAGTTATTATTACCCAAACAAGAATAAGATGTCTAAAAACTTCAAAGTAGTTAGGGCGTGGAAGAAGCAAGAGAAACGTATAGTCTTGCTTCTTTATAGAAAAGGTCTTTTATCAATACCGATAGAAAATCTATATTGGGCTGAATATAAAAGATATGGAAAAAAGTTCCTCAGCAAATACAGTAAAAAGAAATGGGAATGTTTTTTACCAGAAATATATTATTCTACTTGGGATTATTGGTGTGAGTACGACGAACATCCTTTAGTTGATGATATTATAAACCGTTTAATATTTGATGGCATTTCTAATGATATATTTAAAGAGTGCGGATATGATTATTTCCGGGCTATGGGATATTCTTCATTTCAGTACAAAGGGCGTAAATGGTTTATTAAATATCTTTCTTCTCTTCCAACTGTGAGGAAAGATTCAAAGATTAATAAGTTTTTAAAATATATAAGAGAATGAAAACATTTGGAGAAGTAAAAGTCGGAGATTTGATATATACTATCAATGACGATTTCAGAATAAAATCAGCGCAGGTTTGTGGAGTTGAAGACTTCCACCTGATGCATAAAAAGGCGATTATTAAAACCCTCAACTTTACAATTCCTGTTGATTTTGATAAAAGTAAGTATGTAAGCAATGAAGTAAGTTTGTATTCTTGTTTACAGGCTGCACAGGAAGCAAGAGAAATGGCGAGAACTGCATATGCTGATAAACAATGGAGGATTGCTATGCAAGCATTTAGACGCTTAAAGAGGGCGGTTAAAGATACTGAAAAACAAAAGAAAATAATCTTCCAATTCTTTCAAATGCTGGAAGAAGACTATCAAAAGGAATTGAATAGGGACAGAATGGTAAACGAAGCTAATAATAAAGAAGAAATCAATGAAAACAAGTAGAATGATTCTTTATATTATCATGTGTATCGTATGCTTGCCAATCTTCTCGCAAACCCATGAGAAAACAAGCAACGAGAAATTGAAGATGTTGGTAGATGAAACCGTTAACATGATTCAAAGAAGTACGGACAAGAGAGAAACAACATTTAGAAGAATCAATGTTCTATCGGAGAAAGTAACATCTTTAACGGAAAGTGAACTAACGGTGAATGCTGTACCGGTAAATAACTTCTTGAATACTATTGAAAATCTTCTGGGTGAATTAGACGAGCTTAAAATTAAGTCGGAAGATATCTTTAACTATGTGGTAGCAACTAAGGATATGTTTAAAAGACCGGACTTTGTACCTAGACAAAAATCAATAGAGGATTCTGTATTCTATGCTGTTATGTATTTAGCGCAGATTGATAAAATATGGGATGATATGATTGAAGCCTGTAATCTGTTAGAGAAAGAATTGGAATGTTAAATACCTCTTTTCTCTTGCACAGATTAAAAAGAATATGGATATTTGCATCGTATCTGAAACGTGGCTATGGAAGATGAACGATTGCATATTAAACTTTTTAGTATAAAACCGCTTATTGGCAACAGCCACCATTGGATAAAACCAATGTCTGCCATGCGGTAGCAATAAAGCCGTACTGATAAATCTTTCAGATACGGCTTTATTTATTAACACACTAATACTAATATATATGGAAGAAGAAATCGTATCTCTAAAAACCGCCAAACTTTTGAAAGAAAAAGGATTTCACGAAAGATGCAGAGCATATTGGCATACTACTATCGGACTACCTCATTGTGAATTAAGTCCTTGTGATTATAATAATGGAGTTGAGTTTTATGCATCAGCCCCGAATCAGTCTTTGGTTCAACGCTGGCTTCGCGAAGTTCACAATATCGTCATTCTTGTAGGTTGTGTATGTGATTTTAGATGGATAGATTTGAATTGTACCGGAGAATCTAAAGCTACTGTTGAATATTGGGATTATGATATAACTGTTGCTGAAAAATGGCTATATAATAATACAATCCAAGCAGAGAATAAATTCGATACTTATGAGGACGCTCTGGAAGCCGCAATTGAGAAAGCACTAACTTTAATATAGGAGGAAGAAAAATGGGAATAGACAAATCAGAATTGAGGATAGGGAATTATGTAGAATTTCCCACTCATGGAATTATGAAGATTACAGAACTTAGCATGATAGGTGCTATGGGAAAAGGTGAAATATCCGGTAAATGTATTTGGGAAAAGACTGTATATAAGCATATAGAACCAATCAGAATCACTAAACAAATTCTAATTGATAATGGATTTACAGAATATGAGGACGGACGTTTTAGTGGAGGGAGATTAAAGTATAATTTTAATATAGGATTACTTTATTTTGATATCGCATATCCATGTAAATATGTTCATCAACTTCAAAATCTTTGGAAAATAATTAATGGGAAAGAGATGGATTTTCAAATGAAACTTTTTATAGATGAAGAAAATGAAATCTTTTTTAATCAGAGTAAATACACTATTCGCAAAGAGGATATAGATAAAATGGTTCTTGATTTTCATAGATGTCCATATATGATACCTAAAAAAGAATTTAATAAAAAGGTTTATATTAGTGAAGATACATTCAATAGAATATCCGAAATACAGGCTAACTTAGCCGAAGTTTTGAAAGATTTGAAGCAGTCAATATAATATGGAAACAAAGAAAATGGTATTAAGTAAGGAGCAAATGCTAACTCTGAAAGAATTAGGAATTGACGACCGGAGCGCATTATGGTGCATCTATAATTTTTATCTTTGCGGAACGGATGAGTTTAAAGAAGTAGTTGCTCCGGCTTATACTTATAGTATCGGAGATGAATTGGAATATGGTAGATATACTTGTGGTGGATATGTTAGGGCATTTGATGTTGATAACCTATTAGACTTATTACCTGCAAGATTGAAACATTATGGTGCAGAATTCTTATGTACCATTGAGAAAGAGGTAAATTGTTATCGGGTATATTATAAAAGTGAGCGTTGTAAATTGTTTATAGGACATGGATATGAACATGAATCAAAAAACTTATTAGACGCACTGTTTAATACAATAGTAGAAATTAAAAAAGAAGGATATGAAGAAGTTTGATTTAGATGCTGCCTTAAAGGGAGCACCAGTAATAACCAAAAATGGTCTTCCAGCACGAGTAATATGTACGGATGCTAAAGGTAAATATCCCCTTGTTGCCTTAATATTAGAGGATAATTTGGAAGTTCCTGTAAAATACGCTTTAGATGGCAAACGTCATATAGAAAATAAAGGAAATTACGATTTATTTATGGTTACTGTTAAGAAGAAAGGGTATATCAATATTTGGGAGCATGAAAATGGCAAAAAATGGGCAGAAGGTATATTCTCAACTAGAGACGAAGCTGAAAAAAATAAGGAGATAACAGCAATATATAATGCTCAAAAAGTTTATATATCTACAATAGAAATTGAATGGGAGGAATAAAATGAAATTAATTGAATTAAAAAGATTGACGCTCTCTAATTGGAGAGGACAAAGCCGAAAGGTTGATTTTGAAGGAAGAACGGATGTGTACGGAAAGAACAAGACAGGGAAAAGCTCTCTGAAAGATGCGTTCCTGTGGCTTCTTACCGGATATGACAGCAATAACCGGATGAACTTCAACTTGTTTGATAACAATATGGAGTATACCGCAGAAAACAATCCGGAAGCAAGTGTAGAAGGTGTATTCCTAATCAACGGTAACGAATATTCATTCAAGCGTACCGCAAAAATGGGATTTGTCCGTAAACGTGGAAACAAAGAATACGAACGAAAAGGGACAGACGACTATAAATTCTTGATGGATGGCATTGAGATGTCTGCCACTGAATACCGTACACGTATCAATGAGTTGTTTGCCGAGCAAAATGTACTTCGAATCATGCTGGATACCACTTATTTCTTAGGTATGGAATGGAAAGACCAGAGAACTTATCTGAGTCTGATGTCCGGTGAAATCAAGAAAGAAGACTATAAAGGCAAATATGACACTTTGTTTGAGAAGCTGGACAAATATACAATGGAAGAGATAAAGTCTCAAATTGCTACGATATGTGACCCTATTAAGGCTCAATTGAAGTCTTTCCCATTGACTATTCAAACTCTGGAAGAGAATTTGCCGGATATTTCCAAGGTAGAGGAAGCTAAAAAGAACATTGAGAATGACAAGATTCAAATTAAGGAAATCGAAGACATGATGAATGGTACAGCAGAATCTATCAAGCCTTTCATTGATAAGAGGAACAAAGAAATGCTGGAAATAAGCACGAAGAAAAATGAATTGATAAACCGGAAAAAGGCTTTTGAAGAAGAGCAGAAAGCCCCGATAGAGATTGCCAGAAAGAATTTGGATAATATCTCTGCCAAGAATGAGGAAATAAAAGCTCAGAATGACAAGATTGAGAGAGACCGGAATAGGTATGAAACTCAGATAAAGACTTTTGAAGAATACGTAAAGCAGTGCGCACAAAGAAGAGAAGCGTTACTTGCTGAAAAGAATGAGGAAAAGGAAAAGCTGTTTGGAGAAGATACTTGTCCGGTTTGCGGTCAGTCTTATCCAGAAAGTAAATTGGGAGAACTTCGGGCTTCTTTTGAAGAAAAGAAGAAAAATAGGCTTGAAACCATTATCGCTCAGGGCAAAGCTAACAATTCACGAAAAGATTCTTTCTTGAAATCCATCCAAGAATTAAAAGAAGAAATAAATTCACTGCCTGAACCACAAGGATTGCATAGTGTGATTGAAGCGGTAGAAGAACTTCGGAAAGCAGAAGAGAACTGGAAACGATTTGAAGATACCGAAGAATATGCTTCCTTAATGGAAGAGATTCACAATATGGAAGAGAATTTGACCGTTATTCCTGAACAAGACAATGCGGAAATGATTTCTATGAAAGAGACATTTATGAAGCATATCGAGGAAGAAAGTAAAATACTCGGATTGGTGGACGAACGCAAAAAGCAGGAACAGAAGATTGAAAATTTGAAGAAAGACCAAAGAGCCGCAGCCGAAAAACTGGCAGAACAGGAACAATTGGATTACGAAATAAAGGAGTACGAAGAGGAAAGAGCAAAGATTGTATCTGACCGGGTAAACCGATATTTCAAACGTTGCCATATCACCATGATGTCGCAGGATAAGTCCGGGAAGTGGATACCGAATTGTGTCATTACGGCATTGGATGGCGCAAACTCCGCAACGAGCAACGGTGCAGAACGTATCCTTTTAGGAGTAGACATTTCAAATGCGTTTGCCGAATACTTTGGGATTAGTCTTCCTCTCTTCGTGGATGATGTGAATTTGATTAACGATGTCCATGCTGCTATTCAAACCAAACATCAACTGATTAGCCTGATTGTATCGGAAGACGAAAGTTTAATCGTAAAGAGCAATGGACTATAAAATTATAATTAATCTAAGTCTTCTCAATAACGCCATTGAAACGGAAGTGGAGATAGGAGATTCTATGGAAAAAGGAATATTTATTCCCTATAGATATGCTCCTATCTACAAAAAGAAAAAAGGCGTATTTCTGTATCTATTTGCAAAGGAAAGAAGAGCAAATGCTTTCGGGCAGTCTCATTACCTCCGACCTAATTGTGATAAATTAAAATATGAACAAATAAAATTAGATACCGGTATGGATGAGCCATTTTCTATTCTTGGAAATATGAAAGTGCAGGGAGAAAACAAAGATTGGAGAAAAACAGAAAAAGACATTAAAAAATCAATTGAAAATATTTTAGACAATGACTAAGAAAGAGAAAAAAGAGACTTACAAAAGAGTCCAAGAATTAACCAAAGAGTTAATAAGTTGTTTAGTTGAACTGGAAGAAGATTATCTTATTTTGACGCCCAATGATGAAAAAACATATTCATCGGCTGTTGGATTTCCAAAAGATAAACTTCCGAATATGTATATGGGTGCAATGGAAGATAAAGAAGAGGGTGGTGCTGTATATTCCGCTTTAGCTTTAACTGCATCTAACTATTACCTAAGTAAAGCATCAGATGAAGACGCTTCATTTGCTATGAAACAATTTTATAAAACCTTACAATTGAGGGAACTCTTCATTAAAAATATTTTTGGAGATAGTAAAGACGTGAATTTGAATTAATTTTGTATATTTGTAAACCATTAAAAATAAAAGACATGGAAGGAATTTATTATTTTAACGTAGCTCTGAAATATGATAAGCTGGACGAAAGGGGTGTATATAAAAAAGTTACTGAACATTATCTCGTAAAGAGCTTTACCTGTAGTTCTGCCGAATATTCTATCATCCAAGAAATGCAGCCGTTTATTACAGGCGATTTCAAAGTCAATGCAGTTAAGGAATCCAAGTATTCAGAATTGTTTCTTTCCGAGGAAGCTGCGGCAGATAGATACTTTGAATGTAAACTAAAGTTCATTACCTTGGATGAAAAATCCGGTAAGGAAAAGTTCACTCAAACTAAAATGCTGGTTCAAGCTGCCGACCTGCGAGACGCAGTTAAGAAATTAGACTCTGGGATGAAAGGCACGATGGCAGAATACCAGATTGTTTCTGTATCTGAGACAAATATCATGGATATATTTACCGAAGAAAACATAGAGCATGAAGGTTGAACGAATTGAAGATGCAACCGATATATATCTGAGAGGTAGTATTTGCCTCTCAGATGTACCCAAAGACATGATATATGTTTCTCCCAAAAACGGGAAGAAATATCTCTCTATAATAATCACCAAGTGCGATGAAATGAAATGGGAAAAATCCCATGAAGTAAAAACCGCACCAACTCAGGATGATAAGGCAAGAGGCGTGTCTCCAAGAAGTTTAGGTCTACTAAGCGAATGGAAAAGAGACACTGGTGATACTACGCAGCCTAAAATGAAAGCTCCGAAAAAGGAAAAGCCTAAAACGGAAGAGATAGATGATTTGCCATTCTGAGCTACAAAGGTGATTAACCTATTTAAAGAACAAGGAATAAACTTAGAAATTATAAAATATGGAAGATAATAAAGATTTAGTAAAAGTAAACGTAGGCGACGAAGTAATTAGTCGCATTGATACACTCTGCAAGGTAGGATTTACCATGCCCGCAGATTATAACTACATTAACGCTATCAAAGCCGCCATGCTGGTATTGGCAGATGTGAAAAACAAGAATGGCGTTCCGGCATTGCAAAGCTGTACAAAGAACAGTATTCAAACCGCACTCTTCAAGATGGCTACAAAAGGTTTGGATATTTCAAAGAAGCAAGGATACATGATTGTTCGTGGCGACCAGCTTTGCTTTGAAGAAAGCTATTTTGGTACTTGTTTGCAGGCAAGAAGAGCATCACAATATTTTGAACCAATTGCCAACATTATCTATAAAGGGGATATTTTTAAATTTGAAATTGACCCCAATACCGGACGCAAAAAGGTTCTTGAACATACTCAGACTTTAGAATCTATTGATTCTGGCGAGATGGTTGGTGCTTATGCTTATGTTACCAATGACAAGGGAGAAACGGACATAGAGATTATGACGATGGCTCAAATCCGCAAAAGCTGGTCTAAGAGTTCTTCTCAACAACAATTGGTACATAAGGAGTTTCCCGACCAAATGGCTCGCAGAACGGTAATTAAGAGAGGAGCAAAAATGCTCATCAATTCTTCAAAGTCTGTAGTAGACGACGATTTGGAAGAGGAAGTATTGAATCCAATAGATGCTTCACACCAGATTGAACCGGAATACGCTACCTTTGAAGAGTTGCACGATGAAGTTCCTGCGGACGAACCGAAAGAAGCCGCATATAAAGAACAGGCAGATGCTTCGAAGAAATCAGGTAGAAGACCTAAAGCTAATCCAGAGCCTACTCCTGAACCTGCTCCGGCAGACCCACCTATTCAAGAGAACAACGAAGGCGAGGAGTTCTAATGGAACTGAGAGTAATGGGTTCAAGCAGCAAAGGGAACTCTTATGCCCTTTGCTGCAACGAAGAGATTTTATTGGTTGAAGCTGGTATCAAAGTTCAAGACATAATTAAGGGAATTGATTATCAATTGAAAAAAGTACGAGGGGTGATTTTCAGTCACCAGCATCTTTGACCACTCTAAGAGTGCACATGAATTTGTAAAGATGGGATTTCCGGTTTACACCCATCCGGCAGCAGTGGAAGCATCCGGATTTATCGGATTGAATGGATTAAACCCTAAAAAGAAACTGGTCATGGGTGGATTTAAGATTCAAGCTATCGAAGTAAAGCATAATGTACCTTGCTATTCGTTTGTGATTGATTGTCCGGACACCAGTAGAGTTTTGTTCATTACTGACTGTGCAGACTTTCCTTGGAAGGTAAATGGAGTGAATCATCTTCTGTGTGAAGCAAACTATATGGAAGACATCATTCTGGATAGAGCCGCAAGAGATGAATGGTCGGCTTCTGCCAGTGGAAATCACCTCTCCATAGAACAGTCGGTGAACATTATAAAGCGGCATTTTAGCGCAAAACTCCAAACGGTAGTACTGTTGCACCTCAGCGATGGAAATAGTGACGAAAAACGCTTTAGAGAGATGGTAAAAATAGCTACCGGAATTGAACCTTATATTGCCGATTCGGGAATGAAAATCAAACTTAATTTGGAAGACTTTTAGATGATGGAGTTCGTGAGATTTATAAGCAAAGACTTTGAGACATTCATCTGTTTCTTGATATTCCTTTGGATAATATTTTCGGGGATAGAAGGAATTGTAAAAGAATGGAGGAAAAATAGATGACCTATAAATGGAAGTTTAACGACTATCTTCAATCCATATACGATTGTACGATAGAGGCTAAAGATAAAAATCCGGTTTGTTACTACTTTCCGGTTACTCAGCTAGAATTAGCAGAGAACATGGATTTGGTAAAACAAGGATATAAAAAAGACATAATACCCACAACTCTCTTATGGATGATTGTGGAAAAAAGAAAGAAAAGAAGATGAGTAAAGTATTCGTAGGGTGCGATAATGGGGTTTCCGGTACAATTGGTATAGTTGGCGATGGAATAGAACCCATATTCGTAAAAACACCTACTAAAAAAGAGCAAGACTATACCAAGAAGAAGAAAATGATAACAAGGCTGGACTCTCTCAAATTTATTGCCTTATTTAATGGCATTAATAAGAGCGATATAACCTTTGTTATAGAACGTCCCTTAATAAATAGCACTCGCTTTAATGCTTCCATTAGTGGGGTAAGATGTCACGAAGCCATGCTGAACGCTATTGAGATAATGGGATGCAGGTATATGTTCATTGACAGTAAGGAATGGCAGAAAGCACTTCTTCCACATGGTTGTGCCGGAGATGAATTAAAAAAGGCTTCTCTGGATATAGGAAATCGTTTATTTCCTAGGTTTGAAGATGTAAAGCATCCAGATAGAGACGGATTATTAATTGCTGAGTACGCTCGGAGGAAAAACTTATAATTATGGAAAAGATAAGATATTTCATGTGTCCTTTTGTACTTACTTCAAAAGATAAAGGACGGCAAGATGGAAGAGCGATACTCACAGTTGAAGGTTGCTTAAACATTTCAAAAATAGAAAAAAGAATAAAAGAAGCTGATGGAATTGAAGATGGACGGGTAATCTGTACCGGATTTTATGAAATGTCCGAAGAAGATTATATGTCTAATTTCATGGAATAATTAATACGTTTATCATAACTTTGCAATCGTCTGGTTCGTGAGAATAGGGCGGTTTTTAACTAACTAAAAAAGAAGAAATGAAAGATTTCATTATATTTGTAATCGCTCTCATTATCGTTGCCGGGTTTATCGGTCATATTGAGATTAATACTAATCCCTTTTGCATCAGACTACCGATGTGGCACAGAGTAGTCGCTCTTATTCTGTTTTTTGCTGCATGGGGATTGTGGGATTGGGGAGAACGCTTAGATGCGTATTCTAAAGGGCTGAAAAGAGGTATGGATATAACGATTGAACAGTATAAAGAAAATAAGAAATGAACGTAGAAAAGATTTACACGTTAGAGGGAGAGGCTATAAGCCTCAAAGATAAGGAATATCCGTCTATCATTGAAAAAGTAGATTATTCTGCAATAGACGATGAAGGTCTCAAATATCTTCAAGACCAAATGAAAAGTTTGGCGAAGTTGTGGAGCATTGTCTATTTACAGGATAAGAGACCTATTAGCATCCGGTTTGCCATTTATTCAAACTATATCTTCAAGAGCCGGATTCTAAAAGATGATTGCATTGATAAAATAGAACAGAATAATTTTTCAAATGGAAACTGAGGAAAGCATCATACCAAAATTGCTCCGGCTGACAGAAGAAAACCATACTATGCTTAAAAAGATAGTTAACTTCATAGAAGAATACAATTCAGACGAGGCTAAAGAGAATAGGCTTGTATTGGAATTTATAACAAATGTCACTGCCGATTGGTGGGCTGAATGGATGCGCAATGGTGCGACCAATGACATCACTAAAGCCGATATAGACGATTTAACCAATAGAATTTTAACTCAAACAAAATAGTATAATGAAAATTAACGAGTATCAATTAAAAGCACTGGAAACAGCTATCTATCCAGAAGATTGTAAAATCATTTATCCGGCATTAGGATTAACCGGAGAAGCCGGAGAAGTTTCGGATAAAGTAAAAAAGGTAATCAGAGACAATAACAGAGTATTCTCATCAGAAATAAAGCTAGAAATAGCCAAAGAATTGGGAGATGTTCAATGGTATATCGCTACGATGGCGCATGACCTTGGTTATTCTCTGGAAGAGATTTGTCAAATGAATATTGACAAGTTACAATCTCGGAAAGAGAGACATTGTATTAATGGCAATGGAGATAATAGATAACCATGAAAATAGAGATAGATATACCCGAACCATTTATTGATGCAGACAATAGCATGATAAATATAAAAGGTGATGGTTTTTTATATACCTCCTTTGATGAGAAACGTAGTGGTCTTGCCTCAGATAAATTTGCGGAAAACCCGGAAGAATATAAGAAGTTGGCTGATGCGTTAGAAGAAATTTCATACAACATTAGATATCTTATTTACCATAAACTTATTTAATCATGGAAAAAGAATTGAAAGCTCAGAACAGATTAAAGGCATTGGAATTAGCCAGTATTGTTTATCCTAACAAAGTAGTTAGAGCAGAAGAGCTTGTAAACACTTTGAAAAAGAGAGCAGAAGAACTTCTGGATTGGGCATACGAGGAAGAGGAAAAAGAAGTTAAGCCTCTTGAATGTGAATGGATTTCCTGCCAAGATATATTAGATAGGATGGAAAAAGCCTATATAGAAATGGAGGAAAAAGAATTAGAAAAGGAACTTAGAGAATTTATTAAAAAATATACGGATGTAATTAAATAGGAGATGGGCAAATATTTTACAATTAAAGAACTGTGCCATTCTGATACAGCAATAGCACATAAGTTGGATAACTCTTGTAAGCCGGAATATCAACGTAACTTAGAAGCATTGATTACAAATGTTCTCGACCCTCTAAGAGAGGCGTATGGAAAGCCTATTAGAGTAAATAGTGGATATCGTTGTATGGCTTTGAATAAGATATTGGGCGGAGTCCACAACTCAGAGCATTTGAAAGGAATGGCTGCTGATATTACAGGCGGAAGTAAGGAAGAAAATAAAAAACTTTTCGACCTGATTCAACAACTGAATCTTCCATTCCGACAATTAATTAATGAGAAGAATTTTTCATGGGTTCATGTGTCTTACAATCCGACTGATATTAAAAAACAGGTAATTTGGTAGTGAAACAAAAGAAAGGGATTCTTCGGAATCCCTTTTCCTATTTAGAGCACTCTAATGAACGCAGTTCATCTAATTCATCCATCAACTCTAACCGAAGCATTTCAAACTCATGGTTGGGTAAATCTTTCATCATACTGTCAATTGCACGATTCAATTCATATCTCTTCCGAATAATAGCTAATTTCTTAGCTGTGTACTTTACCTTTTTCATTTTCATGCTTCTCTCGTTTTAAGATAGTATTTATATTTTCCTCAGTAAATCCAAAGATTGAAGCAAACCTCTTAAATTCTGCCATTCTCTTCTCCGGTATCAGATTAAACATGCTGTTAATGGGCATGTCCCCTTCCATTGCCTTTTTTACCTTCTTTAGTTTCATACTTCTTATTTTTATAGTGATTGCAATCACAAATGAATAATTTGATATAATCAAAGACTTTCATAGCTATTTCTCCGCTGAGATATGCTATCTCTTCACCGTCTAAGGATATGCCGTTCATATTGGCTAAATCATCCTGTAGATGTCTTTGTTCGTGTATATAGGAATTAAAAAATTCCCTTTCTGATGAAGCACGTCCAATCGCCATGATTGTTATTCTATAGAGAAAGTTGGAGTAAGTAATACCTGTATCCAAACGACAAGAACGCATATTTTCTTCTGCGGTTAACAGGAACTCTTTACTCGCTCCGAACCTTCTCATTTTATGGACTATTTCATCAGTATCGTAACAGTCTACGGAATAGTATATATACACCTTCCAGCCTATCTTTGGTATGTAGAACTGCTGTCGTATCACTGTTAGAGCATATCATCCCAATTGATTACGATACCCTTCCCCATACAGTCCGCAAAGAAATGCCGAAACGCCTTCTCAGAGCCGCCATCCGGGTCGTCTATAAAGTCTCTCACAAACATAGCAAGGTATTGTTCATTCGGTATGGAAGACCCGAAGTAATCCGCTTTACACATGTTTGCTACGTAGACAGCGTTATAACCGTTATCATTCTTTAGCGTAATACTGTACTTTTTGAGAAGTTCGTCAACCTTTTCTTTAGGGATGGGAGTAATCTTACCTTCCTTTGTCTCCATCATAGAAACAGCCCAATCGCACATCTTCTTAGAGAAGTTGAATCCATAGTTAGAGAGGTAAGCTCTCATCTTCTCCGGTATTCTGTCGAATACATCAAAACTCATATTTCTGTCCATATTATAGTATATTAAGCAAGTGTTTCCTTGGTGACTTGATAGCACTAAGGAAACACCCACAATTGATATTAGCGACGACGACGACGTCTTCCTCTACGTTCACCCATGCGTTCGTCATAATCACGGTCGTAATCACGGTCATAGTTCCGATCATAGTCTTTACGACTCCAATCGCTATCACCTCTTTCACCCATGTTCTCGAACTCATCCAGAAGAGCTTCAAAATCTTCTGCTAAACATTCCAGACTTTCTTTAAAGTCTCCAACGGCACGACCGAGACCTCTTTCGTGACCCTTGTGGTTAATTTCAATCATTCCCATATTAATTAGGTTTTAGAGTTTGTTTTTTGTTTGTTAGAACCGTTCAGTTCTGAAAGCAAGGATTTGAGGTCATTCTTTATATCAAAGAGGTCTCCCTTTAAAGATTTAACCTCTGTTTCTAGAGAGCCTATCTTTTCTTCCTGCTGTTTGTCCTTGGCAAATTGAGGATTCAACTGTTTCAGTATTTCATCGCAGTTTTCAATTATTGATTTATGATAATCTACACTGCTGACAATTTGCTGACTCGTTTGAATCATGTTCTCAACCTCAGAAAGAATTGCTTCTTTCTTGTCTGAGAGAATAGCATTCGGATAAGAAAATACTTCCATGTTGGTCGGTATCTTCTGAAATTCCATCACTTCTTCACCGTATTTAATCTTGGCATCAATCACAGTTTCCTGTTGTGAACCAAAAGGTAATGAGGGATTGAAGGTCGGATACTTCGGAACTGGATTGCTCACATATTCTACCTGACCTATTTTTAGTACTGGTTTTTCTCCTTTTATAAGGATATAACATACACTTCCTTGTTTCAATGCACCAAACATATTCTTAACGTTTTATTTGTTTGACTTAGCTTCTGCTGCCGAAGCTGATACTGTTGTAGTTGACGGGAAAAAGTTAACTACTTGGAAAATTCCATCACACTTGTTGTAATAAACAAGCAAATAGTTACCATTCACGACTCTATTAGAGGTCATTGGAGCACCAAGACCATTAACAAGAGGAGTACCCGTAGAGCCTGCCGGTGGATTAGCAGAGGTTTGCAAAGAAACTGTAAATGCTGCTGAACCTGCACCACTTGAAGGTATTTGCGAAATACGCAACAACATTAGCCCTTCATTACATAATTGTCTGAATCGCCACGGACAGAGTGAATATGTAACTACACTACCCGTAGTCGTTACTGCAATGGTACGCAATTCGGGAATGCCCGAGCCATTCAATCTCCTAACAGGAAATCTCCTAGAAAGCATCTGATTGCTCCATTGAGCATAAGGTAAAAAATAAGGATTCATAATTATAATTTTTAAAGTTATTTACTCTAAAAAGGCTGACTTATTGACAATATAAACACTATCAATAAGTCAAAGTCTTTTTACTGATGATTAGCAGCCGCAACCATTGTTACAGCCGTTACCGTAAGGATAACCATAGCCATAATTGTAGCCGTCATTCAAGCCGCCTTGGCAACCAAACGGGTTGCAGGTCAAATAGGCAGGAACAGGGCACGGACGAAGCTGATTAACAAGATTTTGTGTCTGTTGCTGTGTCAAAGCAGACATCTGATAACCTTGTTTTTCATCACGCAACTGCTGAATTTCACGCTGCATTTCACGCATTTCAAGTTGACAGAACTTATCGTTGATAATTTGAGTTTGGGCATCAATCTTAGCACCGATAATGTTGAACTGAGTGTTAGCGTTGCTAGTCAGAGTGTTAGTCTGGTTCAGAGTAGCCAACTGGTTCTCATAACCTTGCTGTTGAATAGCAGTCTTTACATCGCAGCAGCATTGAGCCATCTGGTTTGCAATCTGGCAGTTTCCAGACTGGATGGCGTTGATGATTTGCTGAGAACTCATACCTACCTGACAGCCAACTTCGGATACCTTGGAGCTTACGCCATTGATAGCCTGTTGAATCTGACCTACAGAGCAGTTCAAGTTTGTAGCCAAGCTGTTGATAGCCTGTCCGTTTCCGGTGATTGCTTGCATCAAGAGTTCACGACCGTTGTCATTGTTGATAAGACCAGCGAGACCAGCGTTAGCAGGTACACCACCATCATTGCCACCAAAGCCGTTACCCCAGCCACCACGTCCCATCAATGGGAACAGGAAGAACAAGAAGATAATCCACATGAACCAACTACCGTCACCACCGAATCCGTTGTTTCCTTTGTTATTCATAGCCAGCAAAAGATTGGGGTCTAAGCCATTCTTCTGCAACAGCGGAGCAAGCATTCCTAACATGCCTGAACCACATCCACAACCCCCAGCTTCCGGGGTGTAAACTACAGTTTTGCTTTCCATAAAAATACGTTTTTAATGTAGTTCGACGTTGAACCACGCTTAAAAGAAACGAATATACCCGAATTAAACTATCGAATTTTTCTATATAGATAATCGTTTGATTACAAGTCGATTATAATAAACTTTGGATTTTATTTTGATTATTATGCACTAATTATTACATTTGTGTCTTAATCAGTACATATATGAAATTGGCATATAAATTTCAGAATAAAATAGATGAAATAGCGGAAGAAGTCTGTAAGTACTTCAATGTAAGCGAACAACAGATAATTAGTAGAGATTGCACAGAGAATGTTTCCAATGCGAGATATTTTTTATGGTATATACTTCATTATGAAATGAAGTTATCCGGCAAGACATTAGCTAAAATGTATTTCAGAACGCATAGGGGAGTGTTTAAAGGTGTAGCTAAAATACGGTCAGGGTTAAAGACGCAACCATTCTATCAGATAATCTATGATAACCTATATAAAAAAGTAGAACTCCTCATACCCGAAGATATAGAGAGGTTCTTAGAAAACATGGAAGAAAAAAGAAATATCAATTAATCCAAACCTTCAAGCCATAAGAACCTTTTGGATGTCCGGCATAAAGCAGGCTACTGAACATTGTATTGATACTCCTTATCAATTGAGTTTGTATTCTCATCTCAGCTAATAAGGGGTTGCTTTCTACATCATTGCTGAGTAAAGCCCGAATGTTCTTTATTTCCAAATTCGTATCAGCAACATAGAAGCGCATACTGTTCAATAGGGCTTCCAATGCTTGTGCGGTATCTTCGGTAATAGATTTGATACCTTCTTGCAAACCGGATAAATCAGCATTTTCTTTTTTAAAGCGGTCTTTTATCCAGTCAGGAAGTTTATTCAGTTCATTGTAGAAATCATTCAACTCTTTTTCATATTTATTAGCCATTGATTCATCTATGGATGGCACTTTTCCCTCGGCTGCTTCAAGAGCTTTTAAATATTCTTGATAGGCTTTATCTCTTTTCCTTTTTTCACCGGCATAATCAAAGCCGTATGTCTTAGCAACTAATTCCGCAGCATTTCCCCACGCAGCATCCCATTTCTTTATATTTTCATCTGCCTTATTAAATCTTTCTAAGGCATCTTCCGCTTCCGATGTTTTGGGCATCATTTCATCAAAAAGTCCTTCTGCCCATTCTTTTATTTTTGGTTCAATTAATTTCTGTATTATTATCTGCTTTATTATGTCATTAACTATATCATGAACAGCTTCACCCCATGATTCAGCAGCGTTTGTACCTTCTGCAAAAGCATCAAATAAAGCATCTCCTAATGTAGAAGCCAAGTCTTTGAAAGAGCCGATTAAGTTCTCTTTCATTTCTGTAAACAAGTCTTCTATATCATTCTCTAAATCATGGATTGCTTCTCTCCATTCATCTATACGGTCGTCGTCAGGCTTTTTCTTTCCTTGTTCAGCCTCTATCATTCGATAGTAGCTATCAATCTGTTTCTGCAAAAGTTCAATTCGTTCTGAACTCTTAGCATAGGCATCTATAGATAACCCGTTTTCAATGGCACGAGTCAAGTCCTCGTATGCCGTTTGTAATTGCTTTACCTTCTTTGTTTCAGATTGAATTGCCCTTTCTCTTTTCTTATCTCCGATGGCAAATATAGCTCCAACTGTTTCAAAGACACCAGCAGCAGCCTGTAAATATCCCATAGGTCCCTGTGCCAAACCAGCAGCGATATTGCTTACACCTCCAAGTATTTCAGAAGTAGAACTAAGTGCATCTTTAGCTCCGGCAGAAAGATTTCCCAAGGAATTATTCATTGCATCTGTTAGTCCGGCTGTCTCCGATGCAATCTTAGAAGCATATGCCGCTGCTTTCTTTAACTGTTCTCCTTTCTTTTCTCCATCATCTAATCCATTTTTAGCAGTGACTTGGGCGTTCTTTTCTACGCTCAATTCCTTATTTAAAACTTTCAGACGTGCTTTATCAGTATTTAAAGTTAGCTTCTTAATATTTGCTTCCTTTGAATTGACTCCTTTTTTATTAACAGCGTCAGTATATTCTTTTTCAGATAAAGCAATAATATCTTCTAATATTTTTTTCTGTTCTTCTAACTGGTCAATATTTTTAGAAGCGTCTACATATTGAGACTCTAAATCTTTCTTTTCTCTTAAATAGTGGATATATCCTTTGATGTTGGGCAACAAGTCCTTAAACGGATTTCTGGACTGAATCTGTTCATCTATCTTGTTCATTTGGTTCACAATCTCTTTGAGTTGATTAGGCGGCAAATCACCTAATGATTCTCTAAGAGATGCGAGTTTAGCTTTCATCTGTTCAAGTACTCTGGTAGATACTTTATCCAAATCTTCAAACATGGATATGTACATATCACTTTCCTTAAACTCATCAAAGGCTTGCTTATCTAGTTTTTGCTTTGTTTCTTTCTTTATATTTTTCGTAATTTCCTCTTTCTGGTCAGGAGTAAACTCTGATGGTATATTTGCCAATTTAGCCTGTTCTTCCAGCCGGATACGTATTCTCTCCGAAGATGCTTTTTTTAGATACTTAGCATAATCCTTCAACCGGACATCTAGCTCTTTATTTTCAGCAGCAGTTATCATCTTGGATAACTTATAATAAGAATCCAATTGCTGTTGTCCCAATTTTGACAAGTCAGGATAAGCCTCTTCCAATGCTTTACGGATATCATTTAAGCTAGAAACATCCACATGGAATAGTTGCTTTATCAAGTCATTATCCAAACCTTGTGTTTTGAGGTCTATGGATAGTTCATATCCGGAGAACATATTCTCAATCTTTCTTTCAAAATCAGCTATGTTTTGCTCCGAAACAGATATGGATACTTCTGACCTTAATTGTGCGGCAGCAGCAGCCCATGCACGTCTTAATTCTTCTCCGGCTTTTCCACCAATAGTTTCAGCAATGCTCTCCATCTCGGCAGCAATAGAAGCCTTGTCGAAGTCTAATTCAAGAGGTTTACCGAACAAATTTTGATAAGCATTTCCAAACTCCTTAGTCAAAATGTTTTTTGCATCGGCAGCACCTTGGGTTTTCCTCAACTTTTCATATTCGGATTGCAGGCGTTTTAGCAAATCGAGTTGGGCTTTCAATCGTTTTTCATAAGCACTTTCTTCTCCTTTTTGCTGTGATTTGGTATAATACCCATAACTCTTTGCAAAGGCTTCCAATTCATCAGCACGTTTCTTATATAAAGCTGCTAACTGGTCATTGCTCATTTCATCATTCAATTGGGCAGTAGCCAATTTAGCCCTATTTTCTTCTTCCCTTAATTCTTTAATTCTGTTGAGAAGATTTCTAAAATAAGTATCAGGCGTTTCCTCTACTTGAATGAGCTTAATGTTGGTTTTTAATTTTTTAGTATTACGATTAATCTCATTTATTTTATCATAAATGATTTGTTGCAAATCAGATAATTCTTTCTGAACCTGTTTTTTATTAAAGTCTATATTAATTCCAAGCCGAGTTTGCATTCTATGTTTAATGAATGTTTGCGTAGCTTTATCTTCATTCCCGGCTGCGGAATTTACAAAATTTCTAATTGTATTTATATAGGTTTGTTTCTCTTCGGCATCTAACTTTTGAAATTCTTCTTTTGTAATTCTGGCTGCTAGTAATGCCTTATCTTCCAAAATTTGATATTGCTTTTCAATCAAATCGGTAGCACCCCTAAAGGTTATAGAAGTTAGAGTAGCCTCATGCTGCACTTGTTTCAATGGTGCTATAATATGAGTTACATCTACTTTTCCTTCACCAATTAATCCACTACGAAGTAGCTTCATCAATTTATCAACCTTTTCAGTAGTAGTAAATGCTCCTTCATCTATCTGTCTAAACCATTCATCAAAAGTTGAATTAGTCTTTCCTTGCTGCATTAATCGGACTATTTTAGAAGCAGCGGAATCATAGGCAACTCCCAGCTTTTCTACAGCCTTTTTATTTTCTTCTATACTTTCCGAAAACTTCTGTGTGTCACGAGCAAAGTTAGTACCGTCTTCCTTCATTAAATCATTTAGAACTTGCGTCTGACGGAGTTCTTTATTATATTTTTGCTGCGCTATAGTTAAATCACCAGTGATATTCTTTTGGTCTTTCAGCTTTTTGTAGACGTCTGGATACTGAGCTTGTAGAACTGCTAAAGAAGCACTCAATTCTTTTCTACGCTTATTGCTTTCTTCTTCGGCATCGGCATATTCTTTTGTTCCTTCTGTGTATTTTCTTAACTCTACTGTGGAATCTTTATATGCTTGCTCTTGTTTTTTTATTTTATCTACAAGTAAATTAAATTTATTTACTTGGGTATCAATAGAGTTTGTCAATAAGTCAAATTTAGCTTTCGCTTCTTTGGTCTTCTTTGACATTTCTAAAAAAGCATATCCGGCAGATAATACTACAGTAGCAAGTAATACCCACGGATTAGCCTTTAACCATGCACCTGCTTTATTCATCCATAGGACAGTCTTTGCCATTGCTGATGCAAGCCCACCTTGTGCGATAGTCGCTTCAATAGTAGCCGCAGTTAAGGACTTAGTAGCAAGAACTGCATATCCAGTTTTTATTATATAAATAGCTGTAACGCTAGCAACTGTTTTTAAAGCAACTGCAAAAATCTCCCAATTCTCTACAACAGAACGTAAAGCAGATACCATTCCTTTGAGTACTCCGTCATTTGCTTTACCAATTTGGTTAAACATCACATCGAAGCTGTCCTCTAAGTTGGCTAATTGTCCCTGTAAAGTTTCAGCTTGTATTTCCTGCATGTTATAGAAAATACCACCAGCGGATGTTAACTTCTGAAATATCTTTTCAACGTCTCCGAAAGATACCATACGTTTAGATACCATCTCAAATACTTCACCCACTGATACCATTCTACCTTCCAACTGAGTAAAGTAATCAGCCAGTTCTCCCAAAATATTAACTCCGGCTTCCGAAAATTGTCTGAGTTCCTGTCCACGGAGGTAATTAGCTGCTTTAACCTGCCCAAAGGCAAGAATTAAACGCTGCATATCCACACCTAGACCACTGGAAATATCTGCCAACATCTTAGTTGTATCGTATAACTTTTCAGTTTCGATACGATAAGCGGCTAACTGTTTTGTGTAGGATATTAACTCCTTAATAGTATAGGGAGATTTAATAGCCAATTGTACCGTCTTCTCAAACAAAGCATCGGCTTCATCCTTATTCTGTAATATGGCTTGTAAAGAACGCTGTTGAATTTCAAATTCTCCACGAACTTTAACCATTTTACCGATATATCCTTCAATGGCGGATACGGAGAATAACAATGCTAACTGACGTTGCAATTGAGCAGATGTATCCAATATTCTCGATTGTTGTTTCCTAAGTTCTCCGGTTTTCTGTGCAGCTTGTGTATTAGCAATCTGTAAACGGTTCGTTTCAGAAACAATGTGATTTATTTGAGCAGTATAATCTCTACCTGTAGCAGTTAGTCGCTCTTGTGCTTGACGTAATCGAGATATTTTATTTATTCTCTGAGTGATAGTTTGCTCCGGTCTTTCTAAAGCTCTACGATAAGATTCTTCTGCTTTCTCAGCTATCTTTGCCGATTGAGCAGCACTTCTATCAGCACGTTTTTTTTCTGCTTCTGTTTGCCGGATAGCTTTTTGTTTCTCTTTCTCAGCTTGTATTTCTTTTTGATAATTTGTTTTATCAATTCTCTTTTGGTCGGCAGCATAGGCAGCTTCAACAGAAGCACGATATTCATCAGTAGCTTTTGCTCTTTTTTGTAATTCAGAATTTCCAGAACGGAAAGAAGCATTGAGTTGTTCCATTGCTTCTTTCTGTCTTTGAGCTGTTAATGATGTTTGGTTTAATGTATCCAGATATTCATTCCATGCTGTGTGTGTCGCTATGACACTTCTCTTCTCTTGTTCTAAAGCGGCTATTTCACCTTGTATTTGTGGTATTAATTCAGTTCCAGCAGATGCTTCTCTAATTGTATTCCGTGATATTACACCGCTTCCGCTGCTCTTTAAGGAAGACATTTGGTTATCCAAATCTTTCACAGCAGATGTAGAATCATTCAATAAGTTTTTCAATGATTCTATTTTCTTGTTAACCGTATCAACCGGAGAAGCTGCAACTTTATTCAATTGCTCAGAAACCTTAGCTACACTATTTGCTAATTTTCCAACTTCCGTTTCCGAAGATTTAGAGAAACTTTTCTTAAATGATGTCCCGGCTTCCTTTACTTTATTGATAAATGGATTTATCCCATTTGCCATGTCGGAAAAGGCTTGTGTTACTACACGCTGTGTCTCTTGACTGGTTTTAGCAATTTGCTCTATCTTCTTATCGGCACTATCTAATTGATCTAATACCGATTTAGGAATATTCAATACATATCCATCTGCTGCCATAATTCTTATTCTGCTTTTATTACAGGTATCCCAAAATCATTTGCTAATTGAGAGATACTTGTTACATTAATCTTTTTCTTCTTCTGGAATTTAGCATCTTCATTGTCTGGAAGATATACAATATGTGTGGAGTCGTTTTTGGCTATACCAATTTGAGCGATTGTCATTTGCCACATATATTGTTCCATTGTAACGGAGGGAAATGCTTTTAAGAAATCAAACATTTCACCATAACTCGTCCGGGCTATTACGAGTTCCGTTCGGTTATCTTCGTCTTTCTCTCCAAGGCTATCTGCTTGAAAGTCTGCGTTAGTCCGGTAATCTGAAAAAAAGGCTCAATTCCAATTAAATTAAGAACCTCAAAAAGAAGATTTGCCCAATCTTTGACTTCCGTTTCCCAAAGTATCGTATCGTAAACTTTTTGATAATCAGTATCTATACGCTTCTTGTCATTGATTAAAGCCAAAGTTAGTATTCTACAAACCGAAGGGAAATTAGTAGTCATTTCTTTTAAGACATCTCCAAAAGAAGCATTCTCCACTTTACTTATCTTAGTTGCCTCTTCTGCAATCATCCACATCGTTCCCGGTTTCAGAGACCGGATTTCCCATTCAGTATCTTTTAACTTCACTAAAGAAGGTGAATCGTTCATTATCTGAGCGAGTCTTTCCATTGCTTCATCGCTCACAGGCTCATCGGCTGATTTGTATTTCTTTTCTTCCATGACTTAAAAATAAAAAGGAGGGAGTTTCCTCCCTCCCTTGTTTATATTGAACTTGAAAACGCAGGTACTACAAGAGTAACAGGGTCGCTGTCACTTGTTGTAAGATTGTCTCCAACCGCCTTTAAGTAGTAAGTGAATGTATCCGCAGCTTTCAGAGAAGAACCGGTATAAGTCACAGTATCTTTAGCAATCGAAGTCCAAGCTCCTGTTGTACCTTTACGAATACTATATCCATTATTACCGGTTACATTCTTCCAGCCAACTTTAACGGATGTTTCAAGTCTACTAGAAACGACGAAATTAGTTGGCGTTGCTAATTTCGTCAAGCTCCCCCCGATGCTTTCGGAATGATATAGAACGGAGTTAATGGAGCGTCGGATGATGTACCTACCTTACCAGCGTAACAAGTACCGGAAATAATACCCTGAACAATACCTGTCTTCAAGCTGGCTGCTTCAATACGACCGGAAATTTTCACTTTGGGACAAACCAAAGTACCATCGTTAAACGCTGCTTCAATTTTTGCCCATACTGGTTTATAGGTATTGGGAGCACAGATATTACCACCAGAAATGGTAAACCCCATAATCTTAGTCAAAAGGTCAGATTGGATATCACCAGAGTTCATGGTCACGGTGTAACGTCCCAATGTAATATTTTCATAGATTGGTTCGTCTTTGGTCTCTGAATCAATCGCATTGGTCGTATTGTCTTCCTGAGTAATGGAAGTTGAATCCGCTACGATTTGGTCAAGAGAATAGGTGTCTGTACCTAATGCACCAGCAGCAGTGTACGGAGTGATGAGGATTTGTTGCACACCGCCCAAAATCAAAGCGGTATCTCCTAAATTTGTTGTTGCCATAGTTTATAAATTAAATAATTAATACCCAGATTCTTACTATATTTACGTGAAGATTACGAACTGCGTCGTAGTCTTCCCGGGTTTCTGAACGGTGAATACGATAACGAGAATTGGATGATACCTGTTCTTTGATTATCTCATTCAAACGCTTTTCCATCTTAGACATGACAGCTACGTTTTTTTTGCCGTTGCTAAGAGGTTTGGCGTAAAGATAGATATTCACTCCACCGGAAGCATAAGCGTTATAATCAGTCAAACTTGTATCACAAGATATTACTACCATGTCTTTCCAGCTATCGGGAATAGTACTTGGTAGAGTAGATGGATATACATTTTCAGACAAATCCCCATCCAATATTTCATTGAAATAGGATTCAATCGCAGATATGTTCAACAAATTATCATCTCTCATAATGCAGCTACCCTTCCATCTTGTATTTTATATACACTTGCTTCTTTTATCTTTGCAGCCAGTGCTCGGATATCGTCTCCTATCATAAAAATTACATTGTATTTCCTTTTCAACGGATATTGCCCGGCTTCCAAAATTCCACCATAAAACATGGCGACAACGACAACCAATTGCATACCATCAGAAGATGGTTTATATGTTGCAAAGAAATCTTCTATAGCCTCTCTTCCGCTAATTTTCTCCCCCGTGTTGGGGTCTTTTTTCTTAGTAGAAGACATAGGCGTAAAGAAACTTTTGGTATTCGGATAAATCTTATAATTATAATAGACTGCGCTTCCATAGCTATCATGTAGGTTCTGTGTCTTATCCTTACCGAAATCTGCCTTTAGATAGGCTGTTTCAATAAGTTTCCGACCATCCCTTGCTAGCTTATTGGCTAGGTCTTTTATATATCCATCCTTTATACTCACGTTGTCCTATCAGTAATATAAGCCACACATCCACCCATCTGAGTAGGGAAAAGTCCAATGATAGTCCCATTGACTTCCATTCCATACATAGAACCTCTAAAAAGATAACCACGTTTAATGTTAATGCCTACAGTAGTATCAAAAGGGAAATAGATATTGAATGAAGCGTTAATAGCTCCACTTGTATCTGTTTTTGATGATTCTTGTATGTCACATTTGGTTTCAAAGTCGATTATTTCTTCATCTACTTGTTCTTCCAATGGCTTACTCTCATCAATTCCAACGTGATAAAACACACCATCAAACGGATATTCTTGTATGCGGTTTCTCTCTATGTACATCAGTCGTTCTCGTTAATCCATTGTAAACCTTCGCTTGGAATTTCCTCTATTTTGGGGTCGTTCCACTTTTTATATAACCCAATCATAACATTATAGACTTCTTTCTTGGTGTCGTATCGTTGACTACCGATGGTCTGTATAAATTGCCCATGTTGATTAGTCATGTTAGCGGTATAGTTGGGGGCAGTATAGATTACAAACAACAAATCAGCGAGACATAAGTCTTTCTGTTGCTGAGTAAGTTCTTTATAATCTGTTATGTCGGCTACATCACGTTCCATTGCGATACGGGTTAAGACCGCCTTATCGAAGACAAAGGCGGTCAACCCAGAAAGATAATCTATAATATCAAATTGTATCATATCAATTAGTCTTTGTAGTATCTACAATGATATGCCAAGGGAACTCGGTCAATGACGGGATGGCAGACATCATCAAGTCCGTATGCCATTCTTTCAAACGTCCATTCGGCACAGTAGAGTTTACCAAGCGAGCGATACCGCCATCCAAAGAAGCGAATACCATCTTGATTTCGTCTACACCAAATTTCGGGAACAAGTTTTCATCCAAGATGTCAGTGTACTGGATATCACCAGCATAACCAACCGGACGGAGAACAGCGATACCTTCTTTCCAACCGTTTACCATTGTGGTCTTGTCCCATTCCAAGTTCTTTTCTTTCTCTACGACGATTTCGATTGGAGAAAGACCCGGGATGCTTGCCGTTGCGTTACGGAAAAGTTCTTCGGGGATAATCTTGATTTCAGGAGAAGCCGTTGGGCTATTGGTATTCAGGTCACGATAGTACTGAATCCATTCACGAACTTCTGCATTTTGCAGAATTACCTTCTGGAACATATCGTAAGTGACCATCCACTTCATTGCACCTTGGTAATTGGTACGTTCACGGAAATTGTATTCAATCTCTACCATTTGGGTGAGCAACTTACAAGTCGGGTCAGTCCAAGTTTTTTCACCAGCTTTTACGAAGTTCTCTGCCGGAATTTCGGCTTTCTGGATTCTACCTCTGATACCACGACCAAAGTCACAGATAGTCTTACCGGTAGATTGCAGTTGAGCACCGAGATAGTTCAGGGTTTGGTCTTTACTGTCAATCAGCAATTGAGCCTCTTCTGCCCATGCTTGCAGAATCTTCGCATCGTTTCCGAATTGAGCGAAATATTCTTCTTTATACTGACGCTCCATTGCTGTCTCAACGAGACCCGGGGTGATAAAGTCAGGAATACTTGCAGAATAGAAAGCGAAACCTTCCTTATCCAGAGGGATAGAATCACCATACGGTGCTCGCATATCCATCAAAGGTGCAGAAGTTGATTTCTTGGTAGAAACGGTAAACGTTGCATCTCCTTTAGCATTCTTCGGAGTCTTGGTGTCAGCAATCGAATACTGAGTTCTCCACCATCCATAATTTATACGGAGCATTTCAGAGTTATCAATGAAACTCTGCAAAAAGTTTATGCCCTCTCTACTGTTAAAGAGAGCAGCATATCTACTATTATTAAAGTCAAATTTTGCCATTCTATATACTCCTTTCTTTAATTAGCACGAAGCGTGAACCATCCTTTTACTAAGGAAACATTTCTTTCTTTCAATACAGCCGGAGGCATTGGAGACATTCGGTGAATGTATGCTGTTCCTCCCAAAGTCGGAGTTAGCATATATATTGCTCCGTCCCAATCGTCTGCATTCTTTGCGGGAATGTAAGAGAAATCATAGTCGCAAGGAAGCATAGCATTCGGATTCTGAACCAACATCTTATCGTCAGCACCAGCTTTTGTTCCTTCTACCAATACATCACCTACAGCCAATGCACCGATAGTAGCACTTAATGTAAGTTTCCATACATCTGAGCCAGCATCAGTAGTTGCCTCTACAGCAGTAACCGTAGCGGAAGTACCTGTACCATTCAGAGTGTCCGGTGCTTTCATCAAGATGTTTCCAACTTCCGGTATGTGCCTGTAACCAGTACGAGCAATCAGAACTTCTGTTCCTGCGGCTTCCACAATCTTTGCTACTTCAAAAGTCTTCATCAGAATTACAACAGCATTGTCACTATCATTTGTAGTACCGCCATTGTATCTATATTCTACCAAGTCACCAGCGTACATCTTTCCCCTTCCCTGAAAGGGATTCTGAACTACACCACCGGTAGTCGGGAAAACGAACTGGTTCTTTATGCCCTGCAATTTTACGAAGACGTATCGAGTCCCCCCGATGCTTCCTCTTTTCTGTACAAGTGCCGTACCTAAGAATACGCCACCATACATGAAATCGTTAAAATCGTTTTCGTTCATTTTATTATTCTTTTTTAGGTTTCAAGTCGCTCCAAAGTTCCTTCTCATCCAAGATGGGTTCTCCCTTTGGGGTTTTGGGAGTAATGATAGAAGGAATCTCAGCCTTCGATTTGTTGTAAATCTTTAAATAAGATTCAGTCTTCTTGTCTACATCGAAATCTTCGGTAATGTTGATTTCAGAAATGAACTCGTTTGCCCATTCTTTGTCAACTCCCTTTTCTCCCAATTTCGACAAAAGTGTACTTCTCAAAGAGCCGATTTTCTCCTTTCTTTCCTTCTCAGCAAGCTGCGCTTCCAACCGTTCCAAACGTTCCTGAATAGGGTCTTTCTTGTTTTTGTCCTTATCCGGGTCAGGATTTGGGTCAGGGTCGGGATTAGGATTTAGAGGATTCTTTTCCTTATACATTTTTACGAAATCTGCGTTATCCTTTTCAACATTGGCGTTTTGCGTACTTACAATAGGCAAAGCGGCTTTGAAGAAAACATCCAACTCAGTTTCATCGTTTGCAAGTAACGGCATTAGGGTGTCTAATGTGGTGTTAATGCTTCTTTCTGTCAAACGCAGGGTTTTCCCGCCTTTGGTCAGTTCACCTTTGAGTTTTTCAAAGGCTTCTTGTTTCGTAAACTTCATAGTTTCTCCCAATTAGTTAATAATTCACACACAAAATAAAGCATTATTGACAAGTTTAAAGTTGGTTGAAATGAGAAATTAGTTCATATATGAACCAGTTTATTATATTTGTGAATTTTTTCAAACAGAAAGAAAGCTATTTTTGTGGTTATAAAGATATGGAAAAGGAGGAAGTAAAAAATAAAGCGAAAGTGTTTAGACCCCAAGCTGGTGGTCAAGAAGCATTTGTTAGATCAAACGTAGATGTTTGCTTCTTTGGAGGCGTATTGAACTGCGGTAAGAGCTTCGGTGCTATTTTGTCTGTAGCTGAATGGTCTAAGATACCTCGTTTCCGTGCTGTTTTCACTCGTAGAAATCTACAAGACACCAAAGCTGGTGGTGGTATGGTAGATGAATTTAAAAACGTTTATGGTGATAGCGTTAAATCCAAGGAAACAGATAGTCCTCGTATAACTTTCCCTTCTGGTGCTTTTGTAGACATTACACATATTGCTGATGAAAATCCTAAGAAGTTGATGGAACGTGTCAAAGGATGGCAGTATGATATGGTATATATGGATGAGTTAACATCCTATGAGTGGTCTACATTCAATACAATTATTACCCGTAACCGTGGTTCGGCTGGTATCGGTTCAAAGATACGTGGTACAACCAATCCCAAGAAGTCTCACTGGCTTCGGACATTCCTCAAACCTTATATTGGATATGATGGCTTTATCCGTCCTGACATGGATAGAAAGGTGCTGTATTTCTTCATTGAAGGTGAAACTGTTGATACTGTTGTTTGGGGAGAAAGTAAAGAAGAGGTATATCAGAAATGTAAGATATCCATAGACCGTAAACTGAAAGCCGTTAATAAAGGAGTGGTCAAGTTTTCCTATGAGAACTTGATTAAATCCTTCTGTTTTATATTAGGTAATATAAGTGAAAACGTTGCTTCATTAGGAGATAATAAAGACTATATTGGTAGTGTTGCTGCATCTGGTGGAAAGCGTGGTCAAATACTTTTGGAAGGTAACTGGAACGTAGACGAAGACGACGATTCAGAAGCTCCTATACCTTCTTCTGTAGCTAGAGAGACATTTATGACTGACCCACAGAGAAATGGGGATAGATGGATTACAGCCGACTTAGCGGATTATGGAACAGACAATCTGGTAGCAATCGCATGGGATGGACTGCATATCTTGGATGTTATGATTTTGGGGAAGACGACACCTCGAATGAATGCTGAAAGATTATTATCATTTGCAGAAAAATGGGATATAGCCAACACTCATATTATATTTGATGGAACAAATGCCAGATACATGTCTGACTATATACCAGATGCTCTTCCTTTCCTTTCAAGTAATGCTCCTTGTGGAATGTATGCTCGTTCTGCATATCTATTAAAAGATGAGTGCTATCTCCGTCTAAGATTTCTTATTAATGAAGGCATGTTGTCGTGGGATGATGAAGTTGCTTCAAGACGCTATTATCATTCCAAGATGAAAGAAGAGATTAGCATACAGACAGAGTTTATCGAGGAATGTTCCGTTGTCCGGTTCAAGCAACAGTTCAGTGGAAAGTTCCGTCTTTTAAGTAAGAAGGAAATGAATCAGATGCTAGGTAAAGGGCGTTCTATGGACTTACTTGACCCTATAGCTTACCGGATGCTTCCATTGTTAGAATATAAATATGGAGAAGAGTTGACTCAAACAGCTAAGTTTGATGAACCGGAAAAAAGTATTATTACTCATAGAAGAGACAATATATATAATCCAAGTTTTTGGGCATAGGAGGTACAAATGAATTTAGAAGACATTAAAGATACAATCAACGCAGGGAAGAAGCTGAAACATAACATTTCAGTCCGGGACATTTCTTATGTTCTTCTTCTAAATAGTTTTGATGATAATAAGATTGCATTCAAAGCGATTTGGGGCAATGAAAGTGATGAAGAAGACATGAAAGAATATATGTCTTCCAAAAAGATAATCTTTCTACAAACTTATCTGAAAGCATTAAATAAAGATGAGAAAGAAGAAGTAAAATCTCCTGTTAAAGTAGAAAATTTAGCAGAAGACATTACTTTTGAGGAAAATAAGGCAGAACTTATTAAGTTGCTAAGTGATGTGAAGACAGAGTATATAGAGGGGAAATTGGATGCGAAAGATGCTCTCAAAATGCAGATTGATATTCGAACCAAACTAAATGACAAGTTCGGCACAGAAGAGAAAGAAGATAAGGATTGCGTTGTAGTGGTTGAACCTAAGTTCAATTATATTTGTCCCTATACCCAAAGAGAATGTTATGTAAACAGTAAAGAACAATGTATGAAACGGTACAATTTAATTGAAAAGGAGACAAACAATGGCTGATTATAAAGAACAAATAAAGTATTTGATTGACAATCCGGATGAGTTGCTTCAAAAGAAGCCATTCTTTAGAGGGGTTGTAGACTATAGTAGTTTATGGAATCACACACGTGAAGTATCCATCAACCAAACAGTAAGGGCGGAATTGCCTAAATTTAAAAAGAAGGTTATCTCACAACAACAATTTCTGGAAGAACTAGACCCTCAGTGCCACAAAGTCCTCTTTGACCAGAATGTCCCTTCTATTACCATGAAGTTGGATAACGGTAGCTATGTGGAGATTGAATATCAAAAAATGGCTGTATCTTATCAGAAGAACATAAAAGATAAGCAGGTTCTTCATCTGTGTGGGAATGACATGCTATTTACTCTTATGGAAACGCAGCCTTCTGAACAACAAGCTAAAGACTTCATTACTTTTAAACAATATTGGAGATTACGTAATCAGGATGGCATGAAGACTAAACTGGTTGATGCTCAATTGTCTGTAGGTGATGCAGGTTTACTTTACTACTTTGACAATAAAAAGAGAATCAAATGCCGTCTCTTATCTTTTATGGATGGATATATCCTGTGTCCTCACAATGACGATAATGGAGACCGGATATTAGAAAGTGTCTACTACACCGATGGAGAGACGGAATATATTGATTCTTACGACGACACATATGTTTACCACCATAGCAATAGCGGTCTGGATGCAGCCGATAAAGGATGGAAACTGGAAAGTGTAGAAGTTCATGGTTTTTCCGAAATACCTTTAGTAACAAAACGTGGAGATGTTGCATGGAACAATGCACAAAGCATCATTGAAGCATACGAAGTGTTATATAACATATTCAATGTCATTCAGAAACGTCATGGTTGGGGTATCCTCTATATTAAAGGTCGTTTCGATGATAGCGGAAAGACGATAGCGGGTAGCGTAATTCTAAACGATAGGTCTATGAATGCAGAAGGGGATGCTAAATTCCTGTCTCCCCCATCTCCACAAGGCTATCTGGACACTCTTCAATTGCTGGAAGAAACTATTCAGAAATGTTCCAGCACGACCTTTATTCTTCCCAAAGACATTAAAATGTCCGGTGATATATCCGGCATTGCGATTATGATGTCTATGTCAATGGATATTGAAAACGCATTGCAAAAAGTTATTGACTACCAAAATGTTGCCGATAAAATGTGTCGTCTGTTCAAAGAAGGATTGGCTAAAGAATTGGTTGAGAAAAAGATACAATCAACAGCGGTAACAGACTTTGAACAATTGAACATCAATGCTTCTTTCAAAGTATGGAGACCACAGTCAGATACCGAATTTGCATCTATGCTTGTGAATTTAAAGACAAATGGTATCATATCCGAAGAAACAGCCACAGAAGAAAGTCCAGTTTCTGCTCCTGATGAAAAAGAACGCAGGAAAAAAGAGGTAGAGTTGCAAGAACAAAGAGAAATAGAAAAAGAAGAGAGAAGTGCTAAATTAGCGGCTTCTAAGAGCAATAATAATGAAAAATAATTAGTATCTTTGGGTACTATCTAAAACTCTATTTTATGGATTGGCAAAGCATCATAACGATTGTAAGTGTATTATTAGGTGGTGGTGGAGCGATTGCTCTATATAAAGCTAAACCTGAGAAGGTTTCTTATGAAATAAAGAATCTGCGTGAAATCATCGAAGAGATAAAGAAAAATCGAGATGAGGACAAAAGAGAGAATAGAGAAGAAATCGAGAGACTTAATCTTAAAATAGGAAAGTTAGAATTAAACGATGATATCAAGTCCAGAGCCATTTCAAAATGGCTCACTTGCCATTTTATACCAAGGGAAAGTAATTGTCCTGTAGCTGAATTTATCGAGAATGCAGAAAAGATTATTCAGAAGAAAACAGAACAGATTAACAATATAAAAGAAAAGAGAAATAATGAGCAAGCAATTAGTTAAAATCTTCACCTATGTAGACGGAGTGAATGATACTCCTTTTCCAAATGAAGAGAATCAATTAATTATTCCTGAGTATTCCTTTAGTGATATCCGCATGGGTTCTGTGAACCTAACCGCTACTGCAATGTATCCGACCTGTTTGGATGATAAATGGGTTACAGGAAAACAATATGCTGATTTTCGTGGTGAGAGATATTTTATAGTTAAAACTCCGTCTTCTTCCAAATCAAACGACGATGTTCGATATAAACATGACATTGAATTCGTTTCTGAAAGAAACATCTTGGAGACTATTTATTTCTATGATGTTGTATCTGATAACACTTCGGTAGACCGATATGTAAGTAATAGCACAAAGGTATTGTTCTACGGAGATGTGCATGAACTGGTTGCTCGTTTGAATTATTCTCTGGAATATAGTCAGGTATCCTACCGAGTTGTCGTTGATGCAGGCATTACTTCCGAGGTTAAGCAGGTCTCTTTAGAAGATGTGTTTGTCTTTGATGCTATACAGGAGATTTTCAATATCTTTGAACTTCCTTTTTATTTCGTAGGAAAGACATGTCATGTTGGCTTTACGGATAATGCCATTACTCATACATTCCGGTATGGAAAAGATTATGAGTTGCTTTCCATCAATAAGACAAATGCCAATTATAAAATAACCAACCGAGTTACCGGAACGGGTAGTTCGGATAACATTCAGTTCTATTATCCAAATCCAAGCAACGACCGGGCAGCGATTGAAGCGGCAGGCGGGAAATGGATAACTCCGGCTGGCACTCTTATGCCTCCTATCTATCGAGATACGGACGGTGCAGAACGTTTCTATAATGCAATTAATAAAAGGTATATCAATCCAGAAACAGGAGAATACTATGTCTTTGAGAATGAATTTACAACAGCTAATCAGAAGGAACAAATTGTTACTTTTGAAGATATAAAGCCTACAATTAAAAACACTCTCAATGCTGCCGGTTTACGCATAGACGAAATTATAGATGTAGCTTTTGACAAGGACGATAACGATGAGGTAGACGAAAGCACCGGAGATTATGTTCATTCTTACTTCTATGTAAAACTGAACCGTTTTAGTGGAGACTACGGATTCAACTTATTCGAACAACCGATTGTAGGTAGCGACGCTTCTATTGTAATGACAAGTGGAAATTGTAATGCTTGTACATTCCAAATTGGAGTTATAGAAGTAGAAGAAGATGGAAAGAATGTTTTTAAGAATCCGGTACAAGTTGACAAAAATGGCAATATTGCAGAAGGTAACTATGCCGATAAAGTAAAGCCTAATAACATACAAGCCAACCAGCAAGATACTACACAGAATGAGGTATGGATTGCTTTGAAAAAAGACAATACTACCTTTGGTATGGTAATGCCGAATAAGAATGGAAATATCAGACCTTCCTATGGGGACAGCTTTGTTATCACAAACATTGATATGCCGCAGACCTATATCTACAAGGCAGAGAATGAATTGGAAGAAGCTATCCTTAAATACATGGCTAACAATAATAGTGAAAAGTTCACGTTCTCTATTAAGTTAAGTCGTATCTTCCTTGCTGAAAATCCGGCTATAGAAGCACTGATTAATTCAAGTGCACGTATTGATTTAGAATACAATGGCAAATATCATCAACTTTATGTATCCAGCTATACTTATCGTTCAGATAGTGAAGTTCTACCGGAAATTACGATTGAACTGGCAGATACACTTACGATAAGTAAGAACTCCATTCAGACCAGCATTGATTCTGTCAAGCAGGATATAATGAATACTATTGGAGGTGTAGACTTCTTGAAACAAGGTCTGAAATACTTCCTTCGTAAAGATACGGAAGATATTGCACGTTTCTTTATTTCTTTCCTGAGAGGTATCAAGATTGGTAACTATGTATCCGGTGGAGACATTGGCGGTATATTTGCTGTTGATGGGAATGGAAAGACATTCATTGAGACTGACTTCTTAAAAGTACGTATGAAAGCCTACTTTGAGACGTTAGAGATTATCAATACCGGTAGTATTGCCGGACGGCAGATTATCACTCCCGGTGGCTCTATCAAATGTATTAAGGTAGTAGACCGAGAGGAAATAATTAACGAAGATGGAGAAAAAGAAGAAAAGGTATGGAACTTCTACCGGTGCTATTTCCTCGCTGAACAAGATGGAGTAAAGGTAGAGAATCGTTTCCGTAAAAACGACCAAGCTCTTTCACAGGACTTCAACATCAAAGAGGGTGTTTATGAAAATGTTTCCAATCACTATTATTGGAGACTGGTTGTGGGCGTAGGCGATGATTATATTGACTTGTCCAAGACCGATGCAGATACAAAGAGTGATGCTCCGGCTATAGGCGATGTAATCTGTCAATTAGGTCACAGAGACGACAAAGTACCAGAACGACAGAACGCCATGATATTTAGTGCGGTGGATTTATATTCTCCGTCTTTAACCATGTATGCCGGCATTAACTCCTATTCCTATGTGAATAAGGATTACATCTCTTATGGCGTTGATAAGACGACCAACAAAGCCTTTATGAATGTCTATGGAGATACTTATATTGGCGATAGAAATCGTACTTCTTATATGGAATTTAAGACCGGAAAAGGTCTGAAAATAAAAGGTCAATTGGAGGTAGGCTCAACCATCGGAAATGGTTCAACCATTGAAGATGCTTTAGACAAAGCGACTCAGGATGCTATTGATGCAGCTACCGAAGATTTGACTAACTATGCTAAAGAGGTAACAGAAAGCCTGAATAACATTCAATATCAAATAGATGGTCAAATTGAAAGTTTCTTTGAAAAATATAGCCCAACTCTGACGAATAAACCTGCCGTTGATTGGACTACCGAGGAATTAAAGAAACAACATGCCAATGATACCTTTACCAACATTGATACAGGCGAAAGCTGGAAATGGGTAAAAGATGGTACTACTTGGAAATGGAGTGTCATTGAAGATACAGCTACTTTGAAAGCATTGGCTGCGGCATCCAAAGCACAAGATACGGCAGACGGAAAGCGTAGAGTGTTTGTTGTTAAACCTACTACTGAACAGGCTTATGATGTCGGAGACTTATGGGTAAATGCAACGTATGGTACGACTTATCACAATGATATTCTTAGAGCCAAGACAGCGAAGAAAGCCGGAGAAGCATTTAATATTTCTCATTGGGAATTGGCTTCTAAATATACCGATGATACCAAGGCGAATGAAGCTGCGGAAGCGGCTGCGGCAGCACAAGAAGCTGCGGAACAAGCTGCAACGGCTGTGGATAATTTGAATACCTACGTGGATGGTGCATTTAAGGATGGTGTGATTGAAGAATCCGAAGCACAAGCCATTGAGAAATATATAAACATCGTAGACAACGCTAAGAAAACAACTGATGCTGCCTATACTAAATTGTATGCAAATACATATCTTACAGGAGCAGCAAAGACCGGATTGAAATCTGCCAAAGATAAGCTGGACATTGCGACCACTAATCTTATCAATTCAATCAACACTGCTATTGCCGATGGTCAGACTACAGTTGCAGAAAAGAACGATGTAGATGCTAAATTTGCAGCTTACAATACAGCGAATGAAGCCTTTAGCACCGCAGTGGAAGTGGCTAATGGTGCTATTCAGGATTTATTAAAATCTTATTCAGACCAAGCTAAAGAAGCTGCGGTTGCTGCACAGGCTGCGGCAGATGCAGCACAAGCAGCGGCAGACAGTGCATCGGATGCAGTAGACGATTTAAACGGATATGTTGATGGAGCGTTTAAAGATGGAGTCATAGACGAAGCGGAAGCTAAGGCTATAGAAAAGTACATCAATGTAGTAAATGGTTCTAAAGCAGCAACTGATGCTACATACACCAAACTGTACTCCAATAAATATTTATTAGGGACAGCAAAAGAAAACTTAAAGACAGCTAAAGATAAATTAGATGTTGCGACTACTGCCCTTCTTACCTCTATACAGTCTGCCATTGCGGATGGGAAGACAACAGCGGAAGAGAAAGCTGCGGTAGATGCGAAATATGCTGATTTTAATAAGGCTAATGAAGACTTTAACACAGCCATAGAAGCTGCAAATCTATCCATTCAGAACATGTTGAAGAGCTACGCTGATGCAGCATTAGCGGCAGCGGAGGCAGCGCAAACTTCGGCAGATGCAGCTAAGACAGCGGCAGATAATGCTGCTGGGGCAGTCGGAGACTTGAATGACTATGTAGATGGAGCTTTCAAAGACGGTATTATTGATGCTTCTGAGGCACAGGCAATAGAGAAGTATATCAATATTGTAAATAATACCAAAGGTGAAGTAAAGGCAACATTTGATAAACTATATGCCAATGTCTATTTAACTGGTGCAGCGAAGACCGGATTAAATTCAAGCTACACGGCTTTGAATACCGCCATCACAAATCTACTTAATTCAATTAATACCGCTATAGCAGATGGCAAAACAACGGCAGCGGAGAAAGCGGATGTGGATTCAAAATACGCTTCTTTCAACACTGCGTATTCTTCTTTCAATACAGCCGTAGAGACAGCGAACAAAGCCATTCAAGATAAATTGAAGACTTTTGCAGATGATGCTAAAGCCTTGGCGGAGTCTGCACAAGCTGTAGCGGATGCAGCAAAAGACAGATTAGATTCATGGGCTCAGGATGGAGTTATTTCACCTACCGAAAAACAAGGGATTAAAGATGAAATAGCCAGAATTAAAGCGGATAAAGATAATATTACCGCAGGATACAAATTATATAATCTGGGAGAAGCGACCGCTTACAATACAGCTTATACAGATTATTACAATAGTCTTTTGGCGTTGTCTGACACGACTAAAGAAACTATTGAGATACCAACCGATTTTGCGACCAAGCAGACTAAATATTATACCGAAAGGACTGCTGCGTTAAATGCGATTGCATCCGCTTCTAAGTCTGCGGTTGATGCTGCACAGGCTGCGGCAGATGCGGCTAAAAGTCGTTTGGACTCATGGGCAGCGGATGGGGTTATCTCTCCGGCTGAGAAACAAAGTATCAAAGATGAGAGGGCACGAATTTTAGCAGATAAGGCGGATATAACTACTGGATACACACGTTATAATTTAGGAACTCCCACAGACTATAATACAGCCTATACAGCCTACGATACGGCATTGGCTGCACTGTCAAAGGATACACCGGAGGTTATAACTATCCCTTCGGACTTTGCTACGAAGCAAAAGAATTATTATACCAAGCGTACTGCGGCTATTTCTGCAATAGATGCTGCTACAAAATCAAATGCCGATGCTGCGGCTGCTGCGGCTGCAAAAGCACAGGAAGATATTGATAACGTAAAGACCGATATCAATAAAATCAATTCCGATGTAGCCGGATTAAAGAACTTTACTGATGATGCTTTTGCTGATGGAGTAGTAGACCGTGGAGAGGCTTCTGCCATCGGTGCTTATCTGAAAAGCATTGCTACAGTTAAAGCCGATGTAGACAAGAGTTATACAGAAGTCTACGCTAATCCGTTACTTGCCGGAACAGCTAAGACTACATTGAACACAACTTATACGGCTTTTGAAAAAGCTGTAGAAGCACTTACTACCGTTATTGAAGCCGTTGTAGAAAAAGGGATAGCCGATGCAACCGACAGAGCTTCTGTAAATGGTAAATACGATGCTTTTAATACAAAGTACGGAGATTTCGTAAAATCTTTAAATGCTGCCAATACTTACATTCAAGACCAGATTGAGAGTAAGGCACAAAGCGCATTAGATGAAGCTATTAGCTATCGTTATTTAAGTAGAGCATTTGACGAATATACTACTATCAATGGTGGATTAATCCAAAATTCACTCAATGTTTTAGGATACACCAATGACAAAAAAGAATTTGTCGTACAAGCCGGAATGAGTGGTTTATATGATGCTTCTGCAAGAGGTGGAGGCATTGCTGCATGGTATGGTGGTTCAATGAAGGACTATTTCGATTATACCGATTTGGACAGACCGAAAGATGTAGCCAAAGGAGTTGACCGCATGGATGGTACTGGATATCGGGCTAACGGGAACTTATGGTGGGACTTAAATGGTAAGGTTCACGCTGACCCGCTTTCTTTCTTTGTTGGGAAAGAAACAGTAGGTGGATTGTTAGCGTCTTTCCAAGTGGTAATGACCAATGACAAACCAGACTATATTATTCCACAAGTTCCTTTCCAAGACTTAACCATATCAAACAATCTCACAGTTGGTGGAGACATCATCTTAAAAGATGGTATTCTGAAATGGGATGCGGCTAACAATGCTTTCTATGTAGAAAAGAAAGACGGTTCTATCGCTAGCTTCTATGCAACCGGAGAAGTATCAGCCGGAGGTGCTGGCTCTGGTGGAAGTGGTGGCGGAGGCGGTCTCATTGAGAACGTCTATGGCTCTTCTTCTCTTGGAGACGAATTTTCTGATTCAGACTTAAACAATACGTTTAACGCCTACAGTATCAATCAGATATATTTGGACGTAAAAAATTTGAAGGATGGTGCAGCCGTCAGTTTAGTTGTCAATGGAACAGGAACAGTTCTTACGAATATTGTAAAAACAGGTTCAACGATTACCGCTACCAAAGGAAATCTAGCATTCTCTTCATTGACATCAAAGCCAACTACCATCGCTGGCTATGGCATTACAGATGCTTATACTAAAACTCAGGCAGACGGTAAATATGTTTTAAAGTCTGGTAGTAATATGACCGGAGCACTGAACTGGACTGATGCAGATTCAGGTGTTTATGCCATGCTTTTAGGAACAAACCACTATATAGGCATTGATGGTACATCTGGAAGTTCCATGTTGCATTGGGATGGAATTAGAACTCATGTGGGGTCTTTAAATGGTTCTGTTGCTATCAGGTCTAACGCAACAGACCTTATTCATAATTATAATGGCACTGGATATATTATACTAGATGCTCGTAACTACAATAAATATGCTCCCACCAAGACAGGAACGGGAGCAAGCGGAACTTGGGGTATCAATGTTAACGGATATGCACATCGGCTACATCAAGCATTGGGAAATAAAACAGCGGAACAAGTATTTACCGACAATGGAGTATATTATTACCAAGTATCAAGTGCCGAGGATACCGGTTATCCGACTGATTATGGTCATGGACTTATGCTTCAAAGGTCTTCTGGGGATACGCTTACAAGTTCACAAGCTGTTCTTGATATATTCACTCCGACTTCGAGTGCTAACCTTGTGTATCTAAGAACAGGTATAGGGAATGGTACGAAAATAACATGGCAAGCGTTCCAGCAAATACTTCATACAGGCAACTACACTTCTCTTATTACGAAGTTGGGAACAGCGACCGTTGGTTCTACTGTTAAACCATTCTATCTTAATGCGGGTGTTCCTACAGCATTTACAACGACCGTTGGTTCTGCTAGTCTTCCTGTATATATGAATGCTGGTTCTATTACAGCATGTTCCACAACGTTGGGTGTAAGCATCACAGGAAACGCAGCCACAGCGACAAAGTTGGGTACGGCTACCGTAGGTTCTAATACGAAGTTCTTCTATTTGAATGCGGGTACTCCGACGGCTTCTAATGCTTCTATTGGTACAGGTACTCACCCAATCTATCTAAATGGGGGTGTATTCACTGCTTCTACCTCTACAGTCGGGTCAGCTAGTAGAGGTATATATATGACTGGTGGATTGCTTACAGCTATGAGCGCAACTGTAGGCTCTGCTTCCCTTCCGGTTTACATGAATGCAGGTACAATCACTCAGTGTTCTACAACATTAGGCGTATCTATTACTGGAACTGCACCAAGATTAACAACAACAGAGTTAACTAATCAAGACTTGAATAGTTATACTTACACTAACTATTCTGGCAAGTTGTACTATGCAGGCGGAAGTAACACCACAACCAATGTACCTAGTCAAGTAGGTGCTTATGGATTGATGGTGCTGAGGAATGCTAGTGGCTATACGGCACAGTTAATGATATCTTCGGCTGGAAATTGGTATTCAAGAACTCATAGTGGTACTGCATGGGATGCTTGGAATCAATTGGCACATATTACTGACAATGTAGCAAGCGCAACCAAGTTACAAACAGCACGTACCATAAACGGCACTTCGTTTAATGGTACTGCAAATATAACAACTGCAAACTGGGGAACGGCTCGCAACCTCACTATTGGTGGTGCTGTCAAAAGCGTTAATGGTAGTGCAAACGTTTCATTTAGTCTTAATGAGATAAATGCTGCATACGGTAGAAATGTAACATATACAGGTACTACAACAGCACAAGGATGGTATAGATTGGCTTCTACAGGGCAAAATATAAATACAACAAATTCGTTATTCTTTATATCTGTAACGGTATCTGGACAACATTCTACGTTCTTGTTGCAGGTATCTACCAATTATGGTAATAATCCAAGTCTTATTCAATTAGGAGGTTCTAATTATTCAACTGCATCTATAGACCAATTCCGTTTAGTTTACCATACAACTTATTCCGGTAATTATGCCTATTTAGAAGCGAGGTCAAGAGGTGCAATGACAGATGCAGAATTCAATGTCTATTTGGTAGGCAGAGTTTACAGCTCATGGAATTTATCTACGGCATTAACCGCAGGTAGCATTCCAGAAGGATATACCAGCAAGACATTAACTCCTGCTTCTGCATCTATCGTTGCTCCAACTTTTAGAGGTGCTTTAGTAGGTAATGTTACTGGTAACGTTACTGGTAATTTAACCGGAAATGCTTCTACAGCTACTTCCCTACAAACAGCCAGAACTTTGTGGGGTCAGTCCTTTAATGGAACAGCGAATATAACCGGAACATTGCTCGGAGTTGAAAGCCTAGTTGCAAGAAGTGGTCGTATCAACAACTTCTTAGGTTATCTTGATAATTCAGGTAATCCGGCAACAGGAACTATCTGTATTACACTACCGAATGGATGGACTTCCAGTATGAATATTTATGAAATATTGATATATGAATATAATACGACTGCGAATGCTTCTGTCATTACAATTGGTGGATATAATTATAATGGTGGTGGAACTGCAAGTAGTGCGAAATGGATAAATATTGGATACCATACAAAAGGTGCTTACAGTAAAGGTGTACGTTTAGCATATAACGGTAGTAAATGTGTTATTCTATTAGGAACTACGGCTACTACATGGTATTATCCCAAAGTATATCTAAAAACAATTTATACAGGACATAGTAATCAGACTATTTGGGGAGGAACTTCTACCATCTCTTTGATTACTTCGGAGACCGGATACACCAATATTGAAGCAGTCGGGAGAATGGATGAGTTCTTCGGAGATACATCGGTAACAGGCAGACTTGCGGTAACCGGTGCAGGACACTTTGGGTACACTTATACCTCAATGACAACGGGTATTAATGTTAAGGGTGATAGCGCAACAACGGGTATATGCCTTTATGATGGTAGTGGAACTACTGCTCGTTTATACCGAAAAGGAGATATTTTATATATTACCAGAGCTGGGAATGATGCTAATGGTATTCTTATGAGCGTAGCCGGAAGTATATATCCCGGAGCAAATAATACATTAACAAATGGTACAACCACTAATCGCTGGTCAAACGTCTGTACCCAATTACTTAACGTAGCGGGTGTAGGAACGTTCGCATCTCACATTGCTGTATCCGGAGAAGTTCGGTCAACCTCCGATAAGGCTTTCCGTGCTGTTTATGGTAGCTATGGCTTTTTCATATATAACGATGGCAATTCTACCTATTTTATGTTAACTGCCAAAGACGACCGGTATGGAACTTACAATAGTTTAAGACCCCTGTATATAAATAACAGTACCGGTGTTGTATCGTCAGCAACCGGTATAGTCAGTGGAGGTGTTTTAAACGTATCAAATACTACAGACGCTACTGCAACTACTGTTGCCGCTATAAAGACAGCAGGTGGTATTGGAGTCGCTAAACAGTTGAGAGTTGGCGGTGCTGTAACTTTCGGTTCTACTCTCAGTGTTACAGGTCAGATTACTGCATCCGGTGGACTTCGGATTGGCAACTACTATCTGAAATCTACAGCGGACGGATTGGCACTTACTCACGTAACTACCGGAACGGTTGCTAACTTCTACGCTACTGGTGAGGTCTCTGCGGGTGGTGTAGGTTCGGGCGGTTCAGGCGGTGGCGGTGGACTAATCGAGAATGTGTATGGATATAGCAAATTGGATGGGGAGTATAAAGATACCGACCTCAACAATACATTCAATGCTTATACCATTGCACAAATCAATAAGCGGGTAGTTAGTCTGGAAGGCGGTTCTGCATTGACTGTAACGACTACCGGTTCAGGTAATGCAGTGACTTCGGTTGCCAAGTCCGGTACGGCTATTACCGTAACAAAGGGTACTACCTTTGTTGATATTACAAATACCCAAACTATTGGAGGAACAAAAACGTTCTCTTCATCTATACGAATGGGACAAAATTGTCTTCATTATCTTAATAACGCATCAGCTAACAATGCTACAGGATTATATTGGAAGACAGCGAGCTATGCAGCCACTCAATTTGGTATTGGTTGCTTCACCACAAACAATGCTTCTCCGAGAGCATTTATCGGTTGGACTTCTGAGCCGTGGACTACTTCTAATAACTTAACGGTATCTGAAACTCAGCTTACCTATAAGGCAAAAAATATACTTCATGCTGGTAATTATAATGACTACGCTCCGACGAAGACAGGTGGTGGTGCTTCCGGTTCTTGGGGCATATCAATTACTGGCAATGCGGCTACCGCCACTACAGCTACTAAACTTGGGACAGCTACCATTGGCGCAGCGAATAAACCCATTTATCTGAACGCAGGTACTCCAACGGCACTCTCATCAACAGTAGGTGATAGCACTGTTCCGGCTTACCTAAATGCTGGTACGGTTACTGCCTGCTCATGGGGATTAGCCGGAGCTTCTGGAAAGCGTGCAAGAAAGAGTGGATATATAACTAGCAGTACTTCGGGGTTGGCTAGCTATTGGGGAAAGATAGCTTCCTTCAATTGGGGTGCTACATCAAACGATAGAGATATAACTCTTTATATACATTCTGCATTCAATAGTTTGTGGGGAACTGTTGTTATAAGAACTAGATGGAGTAGTGCAACCTCTACTGTTATTGATTTTAGAATAATAAACGGTAATATTCCAACTAGCAGACTTCGATTGTATTATGATGTTTCATCTAAGGATAATGCTGTAACTTTGTGGGGAGACGTAGCTGGTCAATGGGGAGTATTTAATACATACGTATTGTCTGAAACGACAAGAACAAGTACTGAAATTGGCGATGTCACATTATATACTACATCGTTTACTACTGCTCAAACAGTGCCGACAAGTACGTATAAAGAACCAACTTATCTTACCATTCGCAATAATGCTGCTACTTCTGATGTTGCAGATAAGTTAGGGACTTCAACGGTTGGTTCTGGGATTAAGCCGATTTACCTAAATGCGGGAACGGCTACCGCTTCTACTTCAACTGTTGGTGCAGCCAATAAAGGTGTGTACATGTCAAGTGGTACTATTACCGCAATGTCTTCTACAGTCGGTTCTACAACTGTACCAGTGTATATGAATGCAGGAGCGATAACTGTTTGTAGTACTACACTTGGAGTGAGTATTACTGGTAATGCAAAAACAGCTACTACTTTACAGACCACTCGTAAGATATTTAGCCAACCTTTTAGTGGCGCAGGTGACGTTGCCGGACAAGCATATGTATATGGTACTTATCAGGAGACCGCAAGTAGTAGGTATTCACATGGTGGTCTACAAATAAGAGAGAATGGTTTAGTCGGTAGCGCACAAACTGATGATGGGTACGCTCCGGCTATCGGCTTCCATTGGGCAAACAGAATCGGTGCGAGCTTGATATTAACGACTTCGGGTTTCAAATTTATGAATCATGCATGGACTGCTTACCAGAATGTATATGGTATATTTAAAGGTAATGCTGATTCTGCAACTCAGGTATATAATACACAGACCAATCCGACATCTGGCACTTGGTACGCTGGTACATTCATCACGGATAGCACCACTGGAAATAAATATATAAGAAGCAATAATGGCTTTGCATACTATTCGTTAGAAGGAACGGCTTCTGCACAGGGAGAGGCACTGATACGGTTAGGAAATTCTACCGCTACCGGAACTGCTGGTAACAAGAGAGGACGTTTAAGATTATATAGTTCTTCATCCGGTTGGATAGATTTCACTGCTACTGCATCAACAAGTAATTTTACTTTCACTTTCCCTGCTGCTACCGGAACTGTAGCCCTGACCTCTAGCAACGTTGCATCGGCTACCAAGTTGCAGACTGCCCGCACTCTCTGGGGACAGAGCTTCAACGGTACGGCAAATGTAAGTGGAAGTTTAACGAGTGTAGGAAATATAACTGCCAGTGCCGGTATAAATATTATAAGTACAGGAGAGAACAATATTGGTTTCTTACGTGGTGGTTCAGATGCTACGGCAGTAGTACTTAATGCTACAGCCTTTAAACCTTATGACTCTGCTAAAAATAAACTGAATCTTGGTTTAACGTCAGCTAGATGGTTAGGCGTTTATGCCAATACTGGAAACTTCTCTAGTACATTATACAGTGCATCAACTGTCACGGGTACTCGATTCATCTCTACTGTTGCTACCGGAACAGCACCATTGGCTGTATCTTCTACTACGATGGTTACTAATCTGAATGCTCAGATGGTAGGTGGTATAGGCGTGTCTAATATACCGTTAGAATACGATGCTAACTATATCCCGACCGGAACGACTGCAAGATGGATTAGAATAGCTTACTTTGATTATAGTCCTGCAACTTATAGCTGGTCTGGCACATTTGCAATAACTAATACTTATTCAAATGATGAAAATAAAGGTTTAATATTTACCGTATCAACTGCACATGGTACTACTTCTCCTGTAATCACACAAATAGGAGGTGCTGGCGGAGTATTCACTTCCATTAGAATTGTTAAGGATACAACTACGGTATATCCTACTACAGCAAAGGTGTATTTGGAAGTATATTACAATTCAACTTCTGCTAGTAATAGAGTTTACGTATCATATAAACCCGCAAATAGATCAATCGGTAAATGGACGCTTTACACTACTTATACTGGTGGTGCTATTCCTACTGGTCACACTGCTATAGCTCAACTATATACTACTTCCGGTCTTTCTACGACTGCAAATTTGCGGGTACAAGGCTTAGCCGTAATTTTAGGTAATACTAATCATAATGATAGACTGGATATTCAGTCAGATGGCAAGATAGTTCCTCACTCAACAGCTACCAGACGGTCAGGCGTATATGGTGTATATGACTCTACGAAAATTGGTCACATTTGGTCTATGGGTTCGGCATATCAGATTGCCGATGATGGTTCGACCTTCGGTAGTCTCTATGGTTTCGCTTACAAGCATACCAATAATACAACAGGTGGAACAATGGCTGGCGGACACCAAGCAGTTTGGTGTGAAAATGGTGTACCGAAAGTTGCTATAGGCACTAACTTTTGGGTGGGTAATAATGCAACAATAAGTTCTGTCCTATATACAAATACCCTGACCATCCAAAATACAGAAGCAGTTGCTCATCTTAAATTTTCAAGAGGTAGTTATAATTACATCACTGCTCCGGCAAGTGGAAATATTACATTTGTAGTAGGCGGACAAGCGGTTGGTTCAGCTACAGCAGAATTAACAATTCAAAATGGTTCTCTTATCCCGGGAACAACTAATGCTACATCTTTAGGTTCATCTTCTTTAAGATGGTCTAATACCTATACACAGTTGCTAAATGTTGCGGGAGTAGCTACCTTGTCTTCCACGGTGAACATCGCAGGGGTACTGAATGCTAACAACACTACGGACGCTACTAGCACAACGGCTGCGGGAGCAGTGTTCGATGGTGGAGTAGGCATTGCGAAACAGCTTCGTGTAGGTGGAGTAGTTACTTTGTCAAGTGGATTGAGTGCACAATATACAGGGGGTTCATGGATTACATTAGCTACTCGAGGTTATATCATTTATGGCAGTCAAAATCAAACAGAAGCGAGTGCTCACGGACTTTTCCGAGTGAAGTCTTTTGCCGGAGATGCAGTAGTATTTGGAGGATTAGGAAACGCCATCGGATTTTACGGATTCTATAAAGCTCGTATTGATTCGGGTGATAACAACTATGATTGGAGAACAGTATGGGATAGTACTACGGGTAAATTATTACATAGTAAGGCATTTGAAGTATCCGGTGCAACCACACTGAACTCTACTTTGACTGTAGCTTCTACTGGATTGTTCAACTTGTCTACCGATGCGACCAGTACCACTGCCGCTGCGGTAAGAATTGTAGGTGGTCTAGCTGTTGGCAAGCAATTGCGAGTAGGTGGTGCGGTTACATTAAGCTCTACACTATCAGTGAGCAGTACGCTTAATGTAAGTGGAGTAGTAAACGCAAATAATGCAACCGATGCGACCAGTACCACGGCAGCAAGCCTTGTTTGTGATGGCGGTGTCGGAATTGTTAAGCAGTTAAGAGTAGGTGGAGCAACCACGCTTAGTTCTACTCTTTCCGTAGCCGGAATTGTTTCCTTCACGAATGCAACCGATGCAACCAGTACAACTGCCGCTGCGGTAAAAGTCACCGGAGGACTGGGAGTAGCTAAACAACTAAGGGTAGGTTCAAACGCTGTATTCACCAAAGGTATTTATATCAATGGAAATACAACGGGAGATGAATCTATCACGTTGGGAGTATCTGGGGATAAAAAGATAAAGATGGGTGCAGGTGGTACAGCGGGGAACAGATGGTCTGAAATCGCATTCTTCCCGAACTTTGCAAACAATGGTGGATTTACCGATATCAATCTGAATATACAGGCAGAAGGAACTATCCAGATGTCTTCGCAAGCGAAGTTTATATGGATATCCGGTGGAAACATTGCTGCATCCGGTGAAGTATCCGCTGGTTCTACTTCTGACCGGAATTTAAAGAAGAACTTCTCTTTGGAAGACTATCAGCAAAGAGTACTAGACCTCGGTATGGTACAAGACTTTGAATATCGTGAAGAAGAGATGAAGCGTGCGGTCAGGACTTATAAGCCCGGACGACATACCTCATTAATCGCACAGGACATCAAATCTTGTACTTCGATGGTGTCCAAAGATAAGGATGGATATTTGAAGATTAATCCGCTAGACAAAGAGTTCCTCTTCACCGTTGTAGGTGCGGTTCAACTCAATGTCCTTGGATTGCGTGAGGTGAAATCCGAAGTGGAAATATTGAAAGATGAAATAAGAGAGCTAAAAAAGAGAATAGAATATTTGGAAAGTTTAAAGTAGTTCCATATCTTTGCGACACATAAGCAATTTTGAAATGACAGTGTTTGATGTATCTCCCCTGTTTGTGAAAATAGGGGAGGTGTTTTTTTAATTATTATACTATAATAATAGTATATATGATTGGAATATCGAATTTATATAATATCTTTGCGTGTGAAAAACAATCTACATATAGACTCCTGTTTTTTACAGTAATTACTTTAAGTTAGCAGTACAAAAAAAAATGTCCCGAGTTTTCTCTCTTATCAAAAAAAAAGAACTCGGGACATGTCTTATACGTACACTTATTTTTTTTGATATATAATTTTGATATCCGGCAATTTATATTTATATTTGCCATCAGTTTATAAACTTAAAAACTATCATTATGGCTATCGTAGCAGAAAAACTTAATTCGATGAACGTGAGAATCGTCACGAAAGACACCACCGACTATTTTATCGAAAGTAATGTAACATTCACTGACAATGAGCTTGGCGCATTTGAGAGTGGTACAGTCAAGACTCTGGATAAGAATACCGACCTAGCGTATTTCAACAGTAACGGCTCGTTTACCGTAACGTTCCAGAACGTATCCGACTTTACGGAAATGGGCAAGATTATGACTGCCATTGAAACGTACATGACCGAAGTAAAGACTTTCGACCCCACCACTGTTATGCCGAAAGCTAAAACAGGTATCTAACTAACCAGTATATATATAAATTAAAAAACTTAATTATTTTTTATCATGGAAGGAAAATGTAAGAAAGTTGACTTTACCAAAGTAGCCGTAGAAAACATTGAAGGAAAGGTTGAGTACATCGACTACTCCAAGCAAATCGGCAATGTAATCTACAGCCAGACTAAGGAATTGGGAGAGGTGGAACTAGCTCGGGACATCTACAAGAACGGCATTGTAAACCTCACCAAAGAACAATGCGATACAGTGATGAAGTATTTTGGCGACCAACCGTATTTCATCAAACATGCTTTTGAAATGGCGATGAAATTTGACTAAACTGTGTTTGTGTGAATAATATTCGTATTTTTTGATTTTTGATTCAAACCTCTTCTTCTGTAAAAGCCCTGCGTCAATCTGTTCCGATGCAGGGCTTTTTTTATGCACAGACTCTAACATCAACAAGTGGGCGAGGTACAAACCGGTATGTTTACCTACTGTTCACAAAAACGATACTTTCGATAATGATACAAAAATGTGGGGAGAGGTTCGTTCTGATGTATCTACTTGGGATAGACCTTGGTTTTATGGTTCTATAGCGTATCCGGTGTATATTGTGCCCATAATAAGTAGTCTTAGTGATTTAGGAAGTAATGGTTCTCCTAATGAAGCTGCAATATGGAAATATAATCCTCCATTTGGATATCCACATGCTCCTTTCCGAATGACAGATTTTTTAGGATATAATCACAATGCTTTCCCTCCTGTATATGTTCGTATGTCTGACCAAATTATAATTAATGGTACTTATGATACAACCATTGAAGAATGGGGAACAGATAAAAGGTCGGGAGAATGGGAGTTTAAAGAAATATTAGAAGTTATAAATACCAATACACAAGTATATGCCGGTATTGCGATTAGAAATATTACTAGAAACGTTCTAGTAGGATATGTAAAAACAGAACCATTAACAGGCACTCTAGCGGATTATGAAAATGGTGTTTTCCGTTTAAATCCAGCTAGCGGTTCTCCAATTGCAGATGGCGGATTTGGGCATAAGGTATATGATAATGATTTAATAGATGTCTACATATTCCTATCTGTTTCTCCGGGAGAAACAGATGTTGATTCAATGCTAAAATACAGTGCCTATGTAGATTCTGATTCAGAGTGTTATAAAAGATACATAGTTGGTCATAACACTATTACCGTTGTTGTAAAATACGCTTTTGCTGAATTGACAAGTACTATACAACAATTTATTTCTGGTAAGGTGTACTATGTAAATGACAATGATTATGGTGGAGATGGAAGCGTCTATAAAGTGACTAGCTATATTGAAGCTCTTTATGGTTCTGTAAATATAGATAAAACTCCTAATAGTGATTATAGTAGTTTCCGTATTTACCTTTCTGGTGATTGCATTGGAACAAAATCAAATGGAGAGACATTCTATTCATCGGCTGTACCTATAATTACATATCTAACGAAAACCAATGGAAATTTCAATAATGAAAATTTCAAATACACATTGAATGGAACAGAAGATATGAAATTCATTGGGTATAATTCTGTAAGGGATGCACAGTCACAGGTTAACGGTACGGAATTTATCGGATGTCCTATTTATGATAGTATTGAATCCAACAATGTGGATGCAGATAATGTTGGAGTATTATCACAAAGAAGAATTGAGCTTAGATGTAGCGCAGTAAGTAGCAAGCAATACTATATGATAAGTATGCAAAGCAAGAATGATAACAATGTTGTTACTATTTTACCTTAAACATGTTCTAAACCCGTCGAATTCGACGGGTTTAGAATACTTATTATAACCATTGTCCGGTTTCAAAATTAAACTTTCTGGTAAATATATTGCCAGCATCGCCTACGGTTTGAACGCCTCTTATGGATATTTCCCAAATGGCATTATAGGTAGGTAAGAGTAGATTAGTTCCCGGGTCTACCATAAATGCAGCGGAAGAAAGACCTTGCACCATTTGTACTTTTGAACCATATTCATATACATCTCCGGTTTCTTCATCGGATATTTCTATACTCATGGTAAATTGCAATTGACCACCATATTCATTTTTAACCGTTCCGGTCATGTAATAAATCTCATATACATAAGAACCGCTAACTAAGTTCTTTTGATATTCTATATTTAAGGTAGTTACTGAAATATATTGTGCAATAAAATTATATGTTTCTAATAAGACTCTTTTATGTCCCTTCCCTTCTTCATATTCCAAATAGTACATACTATTTACTTCTATGGGTGGGGTTTCAGTAGGAGCACCAGTAAATGAGTATTGGCTCAATATAGCATACACATCTACTCGCTCACCAGCCACCCATGTATCCCTAACAGGAATGGTTAAATCTTCTGGTGGAAACCATTCAGCAAGAGTTTTTTTAGTCGTCTTCCATATTGTCCCTTTAGTTGGATGAACAACCAATAAGCCGGGAAACCAAGATACTTCATTTCCGTAACTAAATAAATCGAGCATTTCTATATTACCTTCTTTCCATGAAGTAGCATAATAATCAAATGCAATTATGACATAGTTATTGCTATCCGCTTTATTTAGATAGGTTTTATCCGGTATTCCTATTTCAATAGATGGTGTAGAATCATGGTAGTATCCATCAAAGTCTCTCATCCTAAATGGCGAATTTGGATATCCTTCTGGACGTTGATATATCCATGCCATATTAGAACCAATAGAGCTTGTATTTACAAATGGAATAGAAAAGCCATATTTTACTTTTTTCCGTTCATCTTCCGTAATTGGACTGTACGTTTTGTACTTTACCGGTTTGTACCTCGCCCACTTGTTGATGTTAGAGTCTGTGCATAAAACACCTACTTTTCTTGAACTGCTACCTATAGCCTGACCAATGTCTTTAGTGGTGACAGGTTTAGTAACAATACCATTACTATACCCCATAGTCACCCCCTTTCGTAGCAACGCATCCGGTAACTAGCACTATAGAGTGAGAGCTATCGAATGCGTTTACATGTACATCTCCATCAATTATGATGGCGCAACTGATATCATATTGGGTGTCTAGTTCCTCATCATAGCCTGAAATTATATTTCCTGATAACTTTCCTTCCGAAATTAAATTTCCTTTAACTACAAGGGTAACTCTCTCTCTCTCTCTCTCTCTCTCTCTCTCTCTCTCTCTAAGGG